CAAAACAAATTACATTAGGTGGCTCAAGAACATTAGAAATTAAACAGTTTGAAGGTGCTGATGCTAGTAATAATACTGATACAACAGGTGGATTAGTGCCATTTGCAGGTACAGGTGATACTGCTAAGTTCTTGAGAGGTGATGGTGCTTGGTCTACTCCTTCAGGTGGTGTATCTGTCGGCACTCATGCAGGGAATAATAATTTAGCATTCTTCTCAAGTGCAGGTGTAATATCAAACTCTAACAATGCCTCATTTACTTCTGCAACAGGTGCGGTTGACTTCTTTGGTAGTGTTGAAGGAGGGAATGTAAAAATAGGAACAAATACAAACAAGAATACAGTTGAAACTTCATCAGCCCAAGACCTTATTCTTCGTACTAATGGAGGCTCAAATTCTGGAACAGTAACTTTGACCAATGGTACTAATGGTAACATAACACTTACACCAAATGGAACAGGTGATTTAGTTCTTGATGGTTTAAAGTGGCCTCAAGCAGATGGAACAGCAAACTATGTTCTAAAGACAGATGGTTCGGCTCAATTATCATGGACTGAAATGAGTAGTGGTGGCGATACAAACGCAGGTGGTGCTAATGGTTCAGCAAGCGCACCTACCTTTTCATTCACAAGCGATACCAATACAGGAATGTATAGAGATAGTTCAGATAGATTGGCATTTACAACTGGTGGAACTAAAAGATTCCAAACAGATTCAAATGGAATTTCGGTTGGTAGTGGTTCAGCATTAGCAAAAATTAACAGCCTTGGAAATCAAAACTTAGAACTATCAACCAATCAAGGAATCACAACAGGAAAAATCACAATTGGTCATGGCAACGGTGGAAATATATCCATAGTACCATTAGGCGGAAATACTGCTATTACTAATTTAACGGCTACCGATGCAACATTAACAACACCAGCATTAGGAACACCTTCTGCTTTAGTATTAACTAACGCAACAGGTTTAGTTGCTACAACAGGATTAACTGCAACAGGAACAGCATCAAGTTCAACTTATCTTAGAGGTGATAATACTTGGGCTACTGTTTCAAGTGCTAGTGGTGATGTATCTAAAGTAGGAACGCCAGTAAATAACCAAATTGGAGTTTGGACGGGTGATGGGACTATTGAAGGAGATGCCAAATTAACATGGGATGGGGATGCAAGCGTTCCACAATTACAAATGACTTCAACTAATGATAATTCAGGTTGGGGCCCGGAATTATCCTTTTACAGAAACTCAGCATCACCACTTGCTAATGATGGACTTGGGGTTATGAGATTCTATGGTGAGGACACCGCAGGGAATAAAGATGAATATGCTCGTATTCGGGCAAGAATTTCTGATGCAAATAGCGGTACAGAAGATGCATGGTTAAAGTTTGGAACAGTTAATGCTGGAACTTTAGATGAAGATATGCTTGTTCTTCATGCAGGTAAAGTAGGAATGGGTACTGCAAGTCCCAGTTACTCTCTACATGTAGTAGACGATTCTGCTCTAATTATTGCAGAAGATGGTTCATCGGGAATACAGACAGGGCTTAAGTCAGGTGATGCAGCAGGTAATGTAGGAACATTCACCGACTCTACTTTCAACATACTAACGAATGATACTGCTAGAATAGGAATAGCAAATAGTGGTGCGATTACATTCAATTCAGAATACACTTTCCCTACTTCTGATGGAAGTAATGGTCAAGTATTACAGACAAATGGTAGTGGTACGCTCTCTTTTGCATCTGCTGGTGGTACAGATACATATGTTATTTTTGCTGAAGAAGGAGACTTATATTCAGGTACAGGAAGTACAGGTAACGCTAACGGGTATCAATTCTCATATGGTAATGGTGCGCAGAATAGCAGTAAATCAAGTAGTGGTACTGACTTTGGTATAAATGTAGGAGTGGCTTGTAAATTAGTTAGATTAGATATTACCTATGGTAATAGTGGTAATGTAAGTAGTGGTACTACTACATTTGTTGTAGTAAAGAATGGTTCTAATCAAAGCGGTAATTTAAGTACGAGTCATACTAGTGGAGTACATGATACACACCACACATCTTTGGACTATGACTTTGCAGCAGGTGATAGATTTAACTTACGAACAACAACAAGTTCAAGGCAAGTTGGCCCTTTCAGAATGACAGCGACATTCCAAGTAGCATGAGGTGATTAAATGGTATTAACAGAAGAAGAAGCATGGAATAATGTAAGAACAGGAAGAGATTATTGGTTAGAAAAAAGAGTGGACTATTATCAAAGTAAGCCCCTTTTGTATAATTCCTTGACTGATGAACAGAAAACAGAATTAGCAACATATAGACAAGAGTTATTAGATTTTCCTACTACACTTGCTACTATAATGGGTGATGAATTACCTTTAGACTACGGACAATATTACCCCGAACCCCCAACATGGATGGATTAAAATGATTGCTGAGGTAATATGATTAAAAAAATAGATGAGTTATTTTGGTCTATTTCTAATTACTTTTGGGTTTGGGTAGCATCTAGAAAAAAATAATTTTTTACAAGAGAATAAAAATATCCATTAAAAAGTTTAAAATTTTAAAAAAAAATAAAAAAAAATAGCCAAGCAGCCGGATAAACTAATCGATTTTAGTTTTTTCCGACCACAAGGCTTTACATTCTCTACATTCCCAAATTTTAATTGAGGATGCAGAGCCGATGTATATACCATGTATTCTTTTTGGAATGGTATATTCACCACACAAGAAACATTGCTCACGGAGAGTCATTACGTTTTTCCTCGTCAATTAATTTCTGCATATATTCTTCGATTGAAGATTCTGAATATTTAGAATTTCCAAATGCTGCGAAAAATAATAAAGATATTATTATAACGAAGATAATCCATACCATAATTTCTACGGTATCCATAATTACCACCTCACTTTTAAATCAATTATTTCTTCTTTGTTAAAAGATAGACATTTGACAATGCCTTCTTTTTGACCATACTTCCATAAGTCATACACCAACTCGCAATCCTTTAAACAATATTCTGCAACTTCCGAATATCTACCTGCCTTCCAAACTGCGGGTGCATCTGCACTGTTCATTAGTTTTTCTGAACCTAATGTATTTTGTGCCAAATTATCTAGTCTAATTCTCTCACCATATTCTTTTTGAAGATAAAGACTAGTATCTATGTACGCTTTATTGTCTAAATATTTTTTAATACAATAAATATCTAAAGCATCTTTCAAAACTTTTAAATCAAACCCTACAATATTGTGTCCTAACAAAGTTCCACCCTTTTCAAAGTGGTCATCTAAGTCAAACTTTAATTGTGATATTGGTTTAATTTGTATATTAGATTTTTTTAAATCATCTACTGCTTTATCAATATAAATTGTTCCTATATCTCCATCCCATGTACAAATTGTTGACACTTTAAACATGTGAGTATTATGCCAACCACCGATTTCATGAGATAAGTTCTTAGTTTCTATGTCTAGTGCTAGAACACTCATCAATCATCACCTGTGATTTCAGACCATAATTCAGATAACCTACTCTTTTCCGCTTCTGCGGGGTCAGGAGTTTTAGAAGATATATTCTTTGTTAACCAAAGGCATAGTTTACTACCACCAACGGGTAACATTGAACTAGGCCACCATCCTTCTTTCCCTAATGTATTAATTGACTCAGTTATAGTTTTAGGACCGTCCTTCACATCAAAAATAATGTACTGTGTTTCAAATTTTTCCATCGGTATTCACTTACTCCGTTGAGTGTATCGCATCACTTAGAACGGACATTGCTGCATAAACATTGTCATGATGAGTAGATTTCTTAGCGCGATTAATCACACCATCTACAACTTTTCTTTCGCTGTGAGGCATTAAATAATACCTACCATACAAATACTCATCACTATCTTTATCCCTACCTTTAATTAAATCAACAAATTTTTGCAATTCGTTAAATGACTTTTGCAGGAAATAGTATAGTTCTAAATCCTCAAAGGCAAATTCTTTTATTTCTTTCATTGTTTTCATTTCTTTTCCTCCTTTAGTTTAACGTAGACTTTCTTATGCACTCGGTTCTCTTCAAAATTATCTTCAATTTTTCTCCACCATTTGTAAATTGTGCTACTACCTTTTCTTGTTTTTACACGTACTTCCGCTAGTAACATTGTTTTATTTACCCAACCGTCATTATCTTTTAGTTCTAAATACGATTCTTTGAACGCACCGATATTGGCTCTTTCTTGCAGAGTCTCCTTTTGCACCTTTAGGGCTACATCTAACCACGATACGAGACTCTTATAACATTGACGGACTAATGAAGATGCTTGTAAAACGTGGTTACTATTCACAATATACCTTTTAGATTTATCACTAATACTTGGGGCTTCTGCTATACAACATAATACTGACATTCTAATTATTTGGTTGTTCATTCTAGTGATAAAATTATTTGCAATTTCAAATACTTCAGGTCTACTATCTGCCACATATGCTTTCATGTTTTCATATTCACGCATTAATGCATCAGTATAATCTTCTGAGTATCTAACAACTTCTTTAGGATTTTCATTTACTTCTTTAAATCTTTCATCTAAAGTTTCATAAATTTTAACAAACCCATTTGCAAACTTGTTAACAGGTGCAATCCTATTAACTTCTTTACCTACTTCCATTATTACTGATTTTCTTATTTCATCTTGTATTTCAGGTGGTACTTCCCAAATGAATATTAACATTCTTTGTAGTACTCCCTTTTCTGCAATAACTATCGTCAATCCTTTAGGAATATAAGAAGTAGCATACGGGGAACGCTTACTATCACAAATAATATTTTCATCACCATCTTTTAATTTCTTTTTAATTATATAATTTTCACCATGAATACTATTCATCAACTTATTCAAATATAAAATAATATTCTCTTTATGTTGAGACTGTTTAAAGACACCTGAATATTCAAACTCATCATAAACAATAAGGCCATCTCCTTCAAATGCACCTTTAGTCTGAACATCTACATATACGGTACGAGTATTACCATCTTCATCTTCAACAACTTCTTGTTCTTGTTTCATAGAACCTATTAATGCTGCATCTGTTGTTTCTGTTACATCAAAAATAGTAAAATTAGTACCATGCTTTTCATTTAAAATCTCAAAGGTCTTTCTAGATATAGGCCCAAAGAAATTGTACATTTCAGACTTACCTGTACCTGAAGTTTGTAGCCACAATACTGGAACTCTAGTATCTTCTCTACCTTGACCTCTAACTATCACCACCTTATCTTTACATAATTGTCCTAATAAATTAAATGCAGTAAGTGCAGCAGGGATATTATTATACTTTGATACTTGAACTGCATTTGCTACATATTCCTGTATAAATGTAGGTAGCCTAACCCTATGACTTTCACTCCTATCCATATTATCATCTTCAATAAAACCATAATACACACTATCTTCTTCATTCTCCATCTTTATATTCTTTATATTTTCCATTTTTATATCACCTGTTTTTCTTCAGAGTTAAGAGTGTCTATTACTCTTCTTGCTAATGTACTACCAAAACCATCTATCATAGATATTTCTTTGATAGTTGATTCACCTATCTCCATAATTGAACCATATTCATCAATTAACATTTGTGCTTTTGTTTCACTGATGCCTTTTATAGTCATCAATACGTCTATACGCAAATCTGCTGTGCTGATTTTCTTTTGTTTTATTATTCTAGGCTGATATACAGACCTATCAATTGGCTTCATTTTGCATACAGCACATATAACTTTAGCCGCCATTTTTTCGTTATCTACTAATATAATATTACAATCAGTATCTAATATTATTTTACCTATTGCACCCATGAACTTGTTATGTAAAAAACTAGGTCTTCCATAAGTACCATCGGTTACTCTTTTACGATATTCTTTGATAGCCTTGTCAAGACTTCCATAAATAATCACATTATTATTTTCAAATGCCCTATCCATGTTGTCAATTTGACTCCAAATTCTTTTATTTATTACAGACTGTAAGAAATCAAATGAAGATTTTGCTTCAAAACAAACGCCATCAAAAACATAATCTCCTATCTCTAACCACTCTTTTTGAGTATCAATCTTAAGTCCAAGTGCTTCTATTTCGATACACTCAGTTAAGGAAGAATTTTCTCTACTATCAATTATTAATTTCATTCCTCTTCCTCCGTATTTACTGATTTCTGCATCTTTTTCAGAAGATTATACTGATGCATTATTATTTCCTTAAGATACTCTTCTGATATCCCACCATTTTCATCTAGTTTCCATATGTCATTTATTCTTTCATCAGTTGACATCGTGATACCTCCAACATTTGCCGATACAATAACCGTCAGGGATTAGTACATTATAACAACTAGGTGCATTGTACCCTTTATTTACTATACCCCATACATAGTTTTTAGTCTTATTAGCATTCCAATCTAACCATATATCATCTTTTTCTGCTATTTTAGTTAGTTCATCCATAATAGTTTTCGCTACTCTTTTTTTATCATCTAAAGAAAGATTCTTATTTCCCATAGTTAGTATGTCCCTATACCATTGAACTAGATATACTCTAGCGTAATGTCCCGGATTTTGAACCATTATAGCATTGTGCATACAAGGTAATATTGGTAAATTACCAATTGGTCTAACGGCTTCAACTTCTATATCAGACATTTCAATCGGTTTAACATTAGGCCACTTTGTTAGTTTGTGTCCGTATTTACTTTGGATGTATCTAGGCTTTTTTGCTAATTCAGTAATATACTCTAACGGTCTATCTAAATCCTCTTTTAAGATAGGAATACAGAAATACGGCTCACCATTCTCATCACTACTACTCAAGTTAACTGTATTTGGTATTCTCCTTAATCTGTTAGTTTGTATTCCGCTATCATCTAAAGACTCTAAAACAAATCCATCATGATTCTTAGTTTGTCTATACCAAGATTGGATTTGTCTTATATCATTAGCAATCTCACCGTGTACAATAACATGAAACCCTTTACCACTAAAATACATTTGAAATAATATATCTTGTTTTAGAAACTTTCTTGCTAAGAGTTGTAAATCGGAGTATGCCCTACTGAGGGGCATATCTCCATGAGCATCTAAATCTAAAAATGCTCTATCTTTGATTACAGAAGATTCTATCTTTTCCTTTTCAGAAAAGAACGTAAAGTCGTAGATAGTATAATAGCAATTCATCTTACCATTATACTGATTAATCCACTCTATCATTTCACTTTTATTCTTCACTATGTGCCGCTTCATCTGTCTTGCGTTTTTCAGATGGCTTCCCGCCCATACTTCCTTTGGGTATTTCATTTCCAATTTCCTCCTTATTTTTATTATTACTAAAGTTTACATTTGCTGTAAGTAATTGTTCTTGTAATGTGCTTGCTACTTGTATTTGTATTTGTTCTATTACTAGGTTCTGAAAGAAATTTCCAAACGATTGAACATTAGATATTTCCTTTTCCCATACAAGTACTAATTTTTCTTTAGAATCTAATTGACCATATATATCTTCTGAAAAATCCTTTACCAATTGACTCATGTTAGTTAAATCTGCAAACGTCCATTCTCTAGAACTTAATATTTTTTCTACTTTATCTTTCATTTTGACACCACCTTCATTCTTACGTATTCCTTTCTAAAGTTCTGTTCTGAATCTTTAACATCGGCTACTCCATTGTAAAAAGTGCCATCACCATTAGCATCATGTAAATGACCGTCACTCGTCATAAACCATTCTTCAAACATCTTTGCCAACTCTTCATTTTCTTGAAAGAACTTACAATACCTAATACAACCTTCATATCCACCCCAATAGTGGTTATTCATGTGTTCACAAATATCAATCATACTACTTGCACTTACACTTTTATTTTTTACTGCATCTATCATTTGGCTGTGAGTTAAATAACCCAACATATATACCACTTCATTTTTATTCATTTTCATTTTTTATGCCTCTCTCTATATGCTTTCTTTCTTCTAAAATATTCTTTCCACTTCATTTTAATTCCACCCATCATTTGTTGCAGCAGGACATATACCATAAAAACTACAATTGATACAAGTCTTTGCATAAAATTTAGCCTCAAAGTCTCTTAGTTCATATGAATGTAATAGTTTTGCTATGCCTTTCATGACTGCTTTTTTACTAGACTTCTTTACTTCTTCAACATAAGTATAATTTGCAGCAGGATAATACCAACCCCAATGAGTCATACTAATATCAGGGTCTATATTATGTGATAACAAAGTTTCTCTAGGGCAGTTTTCAAATAGTATTTGGTAAAAGGCCATTTCTTTTCTCATCATAGTCTTTTTCCAGTCTTTCCAACCACCTGTTTTTAACTCCATAGGAATATAGCCTCCATCCTCTACATACATTCTATCAATAATACCTTGTAAGTGTACAACATAATCGTGTGCAAGTGTGAACTTATCACCCATAATATCTCTAGGTATTACTATTTCAGCATCTAACATTATCTCATTAACAACAGGCAAGAACTCTTCTACTTTCTCTTCCATCTTAGAATCCATAAATCTGTTAGCATCATCAATCGCCATTATTTGATACATATCACTATAATCATCAATAGGATATACACTCAAAAAATAACTAGCAAGTTCATCACCTGATAGTGTTTCAGCCTTTTTGATATCCACATCTTTGAACCAATCTTCTCTAGCATTATGTATTATGCTACCTTTTCTCATTACATCAGTTTGGTCTATCGGCATCCTTAGTGGATACTGGTATTCATATCTTTGAGGACACCATTGAAAAGAACCTAAAGAAGATTTAGAAATCTTCAATATTGGTTCTGTTCTGTCCTCACTGTCTTCATATTGTTCTGCATTCCATTGGTATGTGTATTCATTCATATTTTTTACCACCATTCATCTAGTGTTCTTTGATGTACATCTTTTGTTATTTTAGATGTATCCCAATCCATAGCATCAAATATTGGGCTTGCTTTTTTAACAACTGATTGAGCATAATGTTCCCAATCAGGTGTAATTGTTTTAAAATCCTCTTCTGTTAATCCCGCCATATAATTAGGAACAAATGAGTTCCCTGTTATTGGGTGATTAATCATAGATGGATAGTCTTTCATTTTAAGATACAAGTAAGTATCTTCTATTGGCGTAGTGTTAGTTTTATTGTACATTAGTACACCCAATATACCTGCACCAACAGTAGGTCTTTTTCCTGCCGAAGCCCAACCTTTGCCACTTTTTCTAGCAGTAGTCAGTGCAGATTTGTTATCAGGAAGAACACAGTTACATTTATCATCTTCTAAATGATATGATTTCTTACATACAGTACAATAAACATGAAATCTTTCTTCTTTATATCTACTACGCTTTAATATTTTATCAAGTGTTAATCTACCTTGTAAAGTATCTTGATAAATAGATACTAAATAATCTAGTATTTCTTCTTCTGAGTGGTTCATTACCCACATTTTCAAAACCTTTATTTGTACCTCTTTAGCAAGTGCCGTTTCTGATATTCTTTTAGCGGTAAAGCCTGTCATAACAAACTCTTTACTATCTAAGAAATCACCATCTTTCCAAGAAATCATTCCTGCATTTCTGTTCTTTGTTGCACCGACTCCTAGTGTTTCAAAATACTTTTCAAACTCTAGTGTCACAGGATGTTCTTTTAACCCTAAAATATTAGGAAAGTATTCTCTTACAGACTCATTCAACATAGCACAAATCTCTTCTCCTTTCTCAATACTTTCACACTTAACATAAATAGAATCAGTATGACCGTAAACCACTTTCATTTTCTCCACCTACTACTATTAAATCTACTTATCAGTGTAGATATTTTACCTATTACATATATCATTCTTATTAACATTTTATCTTTCATAATTATCATTCCTTACAACTATCACATCGTCTTCGTCTATCATGCTTCCAAGATACTTTGGCCTTGCACCATCTACATATTAATCTATTTCTCATTCATATTACCCCAACATTCTTCACAACATATGCCGCCTTCTTCTAATGTAAAAGCATTATCCGTTTTATGAAACTTACACAATTTACATTTAAATATTTTACTAATAAATATTATTTTACCTATTCTAATCCCTCCACTTTTAATGCAGCATATCTAATTGCTTGTCTTGCACTAGCAGTAATACTAGCGGCTATATCTACATCAGACCAACCAAAACCCTGATACCCGATAATGCCATAGAAACTTGCCATCAATCGCTTTACTGCTAACTGATTGTTATTCCATTTAACCTTATCATCTTTAGTTGTCGCTTCTTTCATTTTCTTTTTGTACTCATCTCTCAATGCTTTTAATTCTAAAACTGATTTAGGTAATATTCCTAATTCATCAGTCTTGTAATATAACATTGTTTTAGTTTTAGCAGGTGAGAAATCTCTAGGAGTAGAAATGTTTACAGCAAATTCTGTTGGAACATCTGATTTAGTTTCCCAAGATATATTACGTGCTATCATCATTGATGGATATAGTTGTGCATAATCAAATGCTGCTACACCTTGATGTAAACCATTAGTACCTTCTTTCAACGGGTCATATATCATTGCACCTTCGTAGTTAATCTTGACTCCATCAGTTGATGATGGTGCTTTCCACCAAGCATTACGCATGAAATATATTGCACCCATATTACTTGCATAAAAACAGGCATCAAACGGGGCTTTGATTAAACGCTGTAATGACAATACTGCTTCTGATAAATAGTTTGTTTCATCTAACTCTTTAATTAGTTCAACATCTATTAAAGCATACTGTAAATAAGTGTCAGAATCTTCTAACCAACCTCTTCTGAAAAACTCCTGCTTGTCAGGAAACTTTTCACTAACTAATTTCTTAGAACCTAGAACTAGATTCGATACATAATCTAAGGATAGTGAAGGAAGAGTACCGCGTTGAGCATCATTCCATTGTCTTTCAAATGCTACATCTAAACTCAATGTTATTCTTCCTTTAATTGGTTGTTCAATAGGGCCAAAAAAATCTCTATTAAACGAATAACTGTTTTTATTATTCTTGAACCCATCAACTTCCCAAACAGGTGATAATAACCTAGCGTCTAGATTAAGTGCAGCACATCTTTCTAATAACTTAGGTAAATCGAATCTGTTTCCAAACCAAGATATTAACATATCAGGGTCTTGTTTATTTATTACTGTTAAGAAATAAAGTACCATTGCTTTCTCATTATCAAAGACAAACTCTTCTGTATCTTCTCTTACAGTATTTTCACTTAAGTTTCTTTTCGTAGGAAACCAACTATATCTATGAAACTTCTTTTCAAAATTATCATACATAACTATACAAGTAATCTTACCATCATGTTCTCCACCTTGCATCCATTCCATGTCCCAATAACACTTTCTTAAATCATATTCAGGAAATCCTTTTTCACCAAAGAAACGTATCGTTTCACTATTAGTCTTGTAAAATACATCAACAGCATATCTATGTGTATATCTTACGTCTGCTTCAAAAGTAGTAGTAAACTCATCCTTTACCTTCCTCATCTCTTGAGGGTTTTTACAGGAAACTCTAGTTAAAGGTAGGTTTTGTAGGCTTTTATATGCTCTATTTTCTTCATAAGATACAGTTAATACTCTACTATTGCCCCATTTATCTCTACTAATAATATTCTCAGGTTTAGAATCACTTGCTAAAATATAGAAATATGGTCTAAAAACAGAGTGGGGGGTGATACAGCGTTCCCTTTTACCTGTATCATCCCGCCATGCTGTGTATATTCCTTCTGTTGTTTCACTAATTATCATATATATTACCTCGGATTAAATCTAGGTGCTTTAATTAAAACTCTATTAGGGGATGTAATCAACACCGGAAAATCATCCTTAAGATAGATGGTAGTTATCCCATCTAAAAAATGAGCAAACTCACCTGTCAATTCTACTATTGCTTCTTCACCTTCAACGGTTAATGTATCAGGATATACTACAATCGTTTCTGTATTAACTTCAGGAATACTTATTCTGAAATCATTAGAAGTAGATTCTAATATGTATCTAGATGTGTTAGCAACATCACAAGTGGCACAAGCATCTTTCAATGAATCAGAAGTTAACATAACTGCTGCCTCAAACTGAACATTAGCCTTACCAAATGTAGGTAAGTTATTTACATCTTTACCATCTAAATCAATATTTCTAACCAATGCAATCATAGAGAATGATGGATGGTTAATTACTGTTGGTATTGTAGCATGTTTAGTTGTAGTATCCAACGTGATAGTTTCACCAATATTTACAGTAACTAATCCTTTCATAGGTTTAAGATACTTCTTCAACTTAGAAATATCAAGAACAGATTCACCCCCAATGTGAACCATGCTCAAGTTTTCGTTATCTTGTACTTTAATAGAACAAGCAGTAGAGTCATTTGCATTATACAAAGTAATTGATGACGGTAGTCCATCATTCATATCAGCAACTATGTACGCATAATCTGACAATGATTTAATCTTAGTTGCACCGCCACTAGGATATTTACCTCTCAATGCTACTGCACTTAATGCATCAATAAACTTTTTATTATCTATTACAAATCTCATAATTTCCCCTCACGTAGTTCAGGAATACCTGACCATACATTTTCACCATTGGTAATAAATACAGTCCATTCCTTTCCTACTATTGAGGGATTTGTTTTACTTGCTTGTAATTCAGCAATATAATTAGTTGTTGCTCCACTCTTAATTTTATTAATGTGTATCATTTGAGTAAATCTAGCAGGTGTAGATTTATGCCAATCAGGTACAACACCAATAGGTACTGGATTAACTATGTTACCATAGATAGGTTTCATATGTGTTATCAAAAACCTATCTGCATCAATAGCAATAAACGCATCTAAAAGACGATTATAAACTCTATTTCTAATCTTCCAATCTAGAGGTTTAACAGTTACAGAATCAGTATCATGTATAATCAATCCATCTCTCTTTGAAGACCTTACCAAGTGTTGCCTTAATACATCACCTGACCCTTCAAATGCTTTATCCACACCATCAAAGATTACTGATTTAACAAGTATTCCTTCTGCCATTTCTTCCTTAACATATGTTATGAAAGAATGTGCATTCTGAAATGTCTCATTCCAATCAACTGTTCCATCACCTTTCATTTCAATAGGGTTAAAGATTACTATGTTTTCATCTCTATCCCATCCTGAATCCCAAGTAGGTTCTGCCCCATCATCAAAATCTAGAATAAATACTTTGTATCCTTCTTCAATTTCTTTGGTGGTTCTACAATCCATTGCTGTTCCTGTTTTACCTACCTTTGGCTCGCCAGTAATAGAACACAATAAAAAGGATTTCTCCCTTTCATTTCGTGCCTTAATCTGTGCCTTAATCCTCGCCTTTGCTTCTGCAAAAGTGTCACTATTATCTTCTACCTTTTCTGTATTCCAACTCATTTTTATCACCATTAAATTCAGGATAAACATCATTACCCTTAGACATAGCCCATTCTCCTAATATGGAATTGACTTCTGCCTCACTTACTTTTATTCTTATTTCTTTACTAGAAGGCAAATGCATTTTTAACCAGTATTCCCCGGTTTCTTCATTCAACCTAACTGTCAAAAATTCTACTGTTTCTAATGGAACAGCAAAACTATGACTATGTATTATCTGCCCTGATATCTGATACATATTATATCCTCAGAACCAATCTGTATCATCTTCAACAGGAATTTCTACTTCTACAACTTTACCTCGCTTTGAAGTTACAAACAACCCACTAACATTTAGCGTAGTTCCATCTAATGAACCATCATCATTTGTGCGTTGTGAAGTTCTACCTACTACAATAACATCAGAACCTACACCAAAATCAATATCAATACTACTAGGTATCCAACAAGTTGTACCAACATAGCCATCTCCATCATATTCAAAATCAGCATTCAAATCTGATATAGATACTATTCTATTGCCATTAGCAGTAGGTGTAAGTATCATACTTGCCACATTACCATCAGTAATAACAAACCTCTCTAGGTATGTTTTAGATAGATTCATACTATGCGCCCTATCTAAATCGTTTAATGGTACATAATGCTCTCTAGCATATTCCATCATCAAATCAGGTTTAGATGTTTGACTCATATCTCTCTTTGAATCAGAATCATCAGGTAATTCATCATTAACTACTAATGAAGCAAGAGTTCTTGTAGTTATACCATGAATCTTAGTCTCATCAAAACTGTTTATGATACAGTTAAATGATACCCACTCAAAGGTCTTTGGTTCAAAAACCTTAGAAGAATCACCTTTATAATTAAAGTAATACTTACCAAACTTACCATCAACTTCACCTACAAATACACCACTTCTTCTAAACTCTTCTTTAGGTAATGGTTTACCATAATTAGGGTTAGGGTCTTCTCTGTATTTAGCAACTGCATCTAAAGGTACTATCCACCATTTTTCATCATCTAACGGCATTGCTCCCGCAGGTAATGTCTGAATGAATCTTTCTTGTCTTTCACCTTCATGATATCTAATCACTTGATAAGTACCATCTTCAATTTGATTTACTACTGCTACTTTACCTGATTCAAGGGTAGTTTCTTTATCCATATTATATTCATTGAATACATTATTCCTACTCCATTCCATCATATCTCTAGATTCATCTAAAGATACAAACATACCAAATGCTTGTTTTAACCAACCGTTGCTAGGAGCATTGGTCGGGCTTTCGTTATTATCGGCAGAATCTTTCTTTCTTGACATCATTACACTTGCAACGTACTGTCTCCATAGATTCATCACAACTAATGGTTCTTCGTTTTTATCTAAACCATTTTGTTGACAGATTTCATCTATCTTTAGAACAGCATCTTCTAGACTTAAATCTACTCGACCTGCTCCCAATTCCACTTCTTTCATTAATTTCTCAATATTTTCATTATTTTCCATTTTTTTCACCTTTTCTTTTTTTCTTTTTTTTCATATCATTTGTGCTATCATCCAACTCGCTAATAATTTTGGAGTCATGGTTTTACTACGCCATTCAGCCTCCCCGATTACTCGCAGATATTGGAATTTCTTTTTGTGTTGCATTTCTTTTGCTACAACAGCATCATGTAAATTAACACACAACGATGCCATGTCAATAGAATTGTAAATCATTTTATGTACCTCGTCTAATGCTTGTTCATATTTATTTTCATTTAACATATTAATTATAATAACATACGGCTCAAGGCTTTCTTGATTTAATTTTGATAGAGGACTCTTACTAGAAATTGATGCTTGTAATTCGGTAATTCCTCTACGAATATCACCATGCAGCCCCAATATAAAAGAATCGAGTTCTTCTTTATCAACACTTGTTATTTTTTCTAGTGTTAATATTCTGTTTAATATGAATGACATATTCTCATCACTCAATCTAATAAATAGATAATTAGCACATCTAGATTGTAAAGGATATATGATACGATTTCTTTCATTACAGGTTATTATAAACCTACAATTTTCTGAATATCTTTCCATAATCCTTTTTAGTGCATTTTGAGCATCTTTAGTCATACCATCCATCTCATCGAGTAAAACTATTTTGAATGGTACATCACCTATTTTAGATGTAGATGCTATTTCCTTAATCTTAGTCCTAACTGTTTCAAGTTTCCTATCATCTGAGGCGTTAATTTCATAGAAATTAGAATCTTTGAACTCACCTAATATATCATTAGCCAATGCCCCTGCGAATGCAGTTTTACCTGTACCCGCTACACCGTATAAAAGAAGATTAGGCATCTCTTTATTTTGTAGCCATTCTTCTGCATCCATTATTAAATTATAATGACCCACTATTTCATCTAAGTGTTGAGGTCTATATTTTTCAGTCCATAACATTTTATTCATCTCCGATAGGAGTATATACCCATACCCCATTTTTTACTATTTCATATTCAGGCATTTGATACATCAGATTTACTATAACATTAGTCATAGAATTAACATGCCGATGTAAACGACCTTTACTATTTTTATAGTTATTAATGAATGTCATTATCTCCTGAATATTCATTTCTTCTTCTGCTCTGTCGTTTCCAATTTCGTGTAATGCTTTATACCTGTAATAATTTTTATTGTTTCTTGCCATTATAACCACTTATCCAATGTTGTTGTAACAACCGTTGGTTGCTTTGTTTTTATTTTCTTTTTTTCTCCTAATTTTAGGAGTCTGCATTGTCTATTATCTAATCTAGACTTAGCATATTTTCTAAATTCATCATCTTCTAATAAATGTTTTAGTAGATGCTGTTGCTCTCTCTTTAATTTTAATCTTCTACATATATCCCGCATTTCACTTTGCGGTCTTCTCTTAGGCATAACCAATTTACCATGAGTTTTTCCTTCATGTGAATATGCCAATAACTCATAGAAATAATCTGATGACCATTTCCTTTTTACTTCTGAATCAATATACATTAATTTGTTAGGATGTACATTTTGTGCTAACCAACTTAATAGTTGAGTATCAGATGGTTTGTTTATTTTAAGAATCTCTAATACATCTTCTCTATCAGGATTCTTCAAATAGTCCATCATAATCTTAAAAATATCTAAATCATATTCTTTTGGTGGATTACTTCTAGGTGATATTTTCTTTATGTTCAATATATCTTCTGAATCAGATGTAGCCCTAGTCAACTTCACTAACTTAAGTATGGGTTTGGGAACATCTTTTTGGTTAGATGATGTTAATATAACAGTCCCTCTATACTCTAGGATAGATTTGATTATCAAATCCGTCTTAGGTTTAATGTTAACTTCTCTAATAATTAGACCCCTATTTCTAGGAAGAGAATAATTATCTTCTATATCATATTCATCTGCATATCGTATAATAGGATTATCAGAACTAGATAAAAGTTCTAACGCCTTATCTATACAATTCCTATTTGATTTACCTACTATTATTATTGGTCTTTGCTTGTTTTTCATTTTTATTAAACTCATTTTTAATCCTCACATCTAATGCTTCATCATAGTCTGCACCACAACTATGACACTTAACTTGAATAATAAACCACTTTAGTTTACCTTCTTCTAATACTCCGGCATTATAACCAAAGTCATTGCTACCACACTCTCTACAACCTTCTTTCATTTTCATTAACATAGAAGATTCTAGTATTTGCTCATCCGTTGCACGTTCTTTAGGTTCATTCAAAAAGTTTACAGCAATTTTACAAGTGCTACATAACTGATTTTCTTCAACTTCAAAAACATTACAACGGTGGCATCTCATCATATTACCCCTTTTAATGCTAAGATTTCATCTAGACCTTTTTCAGTGTGTTGTCGATTTGAATCAACTATTATTACTGCCTGTTTGAAAGTTTCCCATTCTCCTTTAGCAGTAGGTAAATTGTCGGGAACAATATTACATAAGTTCCATAGATTTTTTTTACCTGTTATAGTTAATATTGGTCTAGGTCTTGTCTTGTGTTCTTCTTCTTTATACTTAGCAACTATCTCATGCTGTAAAAGAGTGCGCTGAATACCCAATAGGAACTCATTCTTACCCCTAAAACTAACCTTTAGCCTAACTCTATACCCAATGTATGTTTCTTTATCTCTAGACACATTAATTTCACATTTAGGATGTGATAATAATATACCTTCAAGTTGGCTTCGGTTAAACATGATATCACTCCCAATAATTCTCTTTTATTTCCGATGCAATTTCATCTTGTTCTCGCACGATATGTTGTGTGCCGTGTATTGGGACTTCCAACCAGTACCAATGTCTAGGTGCTAGTCGCTTATCACCGTTTCTAATTACATTGTTTTGAGCCTCAAGTGCTAAGTTAGCAATAAGGGTTTCAATATGGTCACGTACAAAATAAACTAAATCCCTAGATATTGACATATCAACTTCATCTTTTATAATTTTCATTATATCAATAGTCTTCGCTTTATGTCTTTTTTGTTTCTTAACCTTTGCTTTAATTACTAATTCCTTATTGGGTGTAATTAGTTTCTTTGATTCAGAATCTATATACGGGCAGGTATCAATATCAACTTCAATAGTTCTCTTTGGATTACCAACTGGCTGTAATACTGCTATATTTTGATAAACCCTAATACATCTATATGGGTAGTCATCAATTATAGTCATCATATCTACACCAATCAAAGTATCATCCTCTGTGCATTTTGAAGTGTATCTATATCTTTAGCAAACTTATCATCCCTTATCCTAACTACTCTAGGAAATCTAAGACCATAGTTACCATCAGCATCTTGTGTTACCAAATCAGCAGTTACTTCTAGTACTATTCTCGGTAAGAAAGTAAATACTCCTTTTTCATATGAAGATACATTCTTCTTCAAGTCTGTTGTTAAGTTTAACAAATCCAATCTAGAAAGTCCTGTACCAACAGAACCAATAGAAACATATTCTTTACCTTTCATACCTGTCATATTTACCAATATTTTATCACCACCATGAGGTATGCTTTCAGGCATATTTTTTCTAGGGGCTTTATGATAAGCAATATTCCTTAAAGATATACCAAAAGAACCAAATACATCTGACCTATCTCCTGTACCATAGGTCGCACTTGTTATTACAACATCTAAACTTATTCTAGCAGGTTTATATTTTAACCAAGCATTACTTCTTTTACCTGCTTGATATACCATATCCAAATCCTTTATCATTATACCTTCAAAACCTAAACTAATTGCAGTATTATATGCACCCTCTATTGTTTGATTATCAAAACCTTTCGCTATCAAATCCTTTGGTAATAACCACGACAATCTTTCTAATCTATCTTTAAAATTTAAATCCAAGAAACTTACATTTTTCCAATATAGTATATCAAACGCTACCATTTTAACAGGGCATTCTCTTACTGCTTCTTCTTTATCTAATTTATGAACTCTCTTACCCATCTTCTTGTGGGGTGCAGGTGTACCATCTATATTGATTGGATATATTTCGGTGTCAATTATGAAATCATCCACTTCTAGTTCTAACATTTGGTCTTCAACATCAGGAAATTGCTCAGTTACAATTTTACCTTTGCGATTAAAGATTATTACAGATAAATCTTGACTCTTATGTATCTGATATCTATTTCCATCATACTTAGCATCTACATAATAATTATCAGGTCTTTCTTTACCTTTACGTGCCTTCGCTAACATAGGTTGTACGAATTGCCCGTGAGATAATCTGCACTCAGGAGTTTGACCTAACTCTAGACTAGAACAAATTTCACTTGCTGAATTATATTGAGCATATTTGTATATAGTAGTATCATTACTTCTATAATGCAAAGCCAATGCTTTCAAAGGTATCTTATTGTTCACACCATTTCTAGGTTTTCTTAGCCAATACCTTACAAACCATTTTAATTCTAAAGCAGACATTTGTCTAAGTGCAGAAGCAAATGTTTCATATGAAGAATTACTAATAGAAGAACAATCTAAAAGTAATAAAGAATAAAACTCTCCAAATGTAATATCAGAATGATTATTCTCACCTTCATACATTTGATATAGACCTTCTCCTAAATCTCCCCACATTTTAGCAGCAGATTTAACTTCATCATCGAACAAACCTAATGCAGAAGCAATCCAAGATACTGCTTTAATATTACCAATGTTGTTGGTAGGATACGATAATGAAAACACTTGCATCACCAATGGTTTAGACTTAAATGCACTTAGATTATCAGAGATAGTTTTTGCCTTTTCATTAGGTGTTTGGAACTCAAGTATCTCACAAACATTAGCAAAGTTACTCAAACTACCTGTTTGAATAGTGTACATTATTCTTCCTCCTTATCATGTATTGGGCATTTAATATTTGCATATAATGTTGAATCCACTAAACACGGACACCATTTCATTATTCTTCCTCCATTCTTGCTAATCTTTCTACATCATGTTTCTTATTTCTATTCATAAGTTCCATGAGTATTTTCATATTCTCTCTTCTTTCTTTATCCATAACTATTCCTCCTCTGTTTTAGATAAAAGCAAATTCAACATTGCCTTTTCTACATGAATAGTAGTAACTTTTCTATCGCCACTTTCAGTATATATGTTATCAATTTCTAAATTTAGTTCATTTAAACTAAATCTCATATACTTATCCATAATAGGATAGATATCTGCACTGATGTATGTTCCTGTTCTAAGTCTCTTCTTCAATTCTTTCTTTAGTTTTCTTATTGATATTATCATTTAATGCTCTCCTTAATGCCTTATTTAGAGACTCGGCTTCGTCTATATTCATTCTAACACCTTTTTTGGTAGGTTTACCATTATCATACCATCGAATATCCAACACATCAATATTCCAATAATTACCTGTTACCACAAGTAATTCTGACGTAGCATTTCTAGGTATTCTTACTACGATTCTTTCATTCTTCATATGCTAATCCTCCCTTAAATGTCTTTAATTCTTTATAGGTTTTAAAATATCTAGGGGATTCTAGTTTATCCACTCTATGCACCATCCACATTGCACCACCAAGACTACTAATCCTGACAACTTCATACACACCGCCCTGATATTGAATCATCTCTTCTGTTTCTATTTCAGGACTTAAACCATATTGTTTGTTTAATAGAGTTGACATACTACTCATATTTTCTGCTACAAACTTTACTATGTGCGCTCTTTGAATAGGGACTTTGGCATCTACTGTTAATTGTAGTTTACCTGTCATGTCACAAACTTTACACTTATTCCCTTCACAAATAGGGCAAGGTATTTCTGCGGGTAATGGGGCAGGGAAAGTTACGGTTACTGTCGGCTGCATTCTCTACCATTCCATACTCTATATTTAACTTCATATTCAACGGTTACGTCAAAAGGAAATACAGGGAATACTAAGGTAGCATTACCAAATTGAGGTGCATAACCATTAGACCATAAATGAGTCCCTTGTTGTACATAACCTTCTGCATTAAAAGTAAAATTATTAAATATTACAGTATTATTTATGATATCAAAACTCAGATGAGTCAAGTTGTAATAGAAATAATCTAATTCAATTAGACCGTGAGTTGTGTTAAAATCTAACACCACTGTTTCTTGTGTTGAGTTATTCAAATCATTGATTAAATATGTGAATGAACCATTCATCATAGACCACTCCTTTACACATTCTTCTTCCTCTGCAAATACTTCTTCGGGGGATGGTATAGTACACCCTGCTAACATAAATGTCATTAGAAATACTAATCCAAATTCTCTTAATGTAGTTTGTCTTGAATTAAGAATATCCATCACTCCTCACCTTCCGTTACAGAATACCTACCACTATTGGTCTTAATAAATGATACGTGCTTACCTATTTCAGTTTTACAATCATAAGCCCACACTTCACCTTGACCTAAAACAATTGCACTATCTAAATTACCTTTCCAAGTATCAACAGTATTCCAATCAGTTCCACTGAAATATGCTGACATATTAGGATGAGTATGAATCCAACATTTAATAGGTAATTTCATTGGTTCTTCACTACCATATAACTCATCATCTTGATTTGCAAAAGATACAAACCCCGGTGTCCCAACACTCATGAATAGATTATTATTAGCATCTACTAACACTTGAACTTCTCTAGGAATATCAAAATGCTCAATAGATTGTTTGTATATTTGACTCAGGAATGCTTCTGTACCAAAATCAGGATACACCCATTCCATACTATCAGAACATACTTCCCATAATTCTCTAATAGGTTTTTTCCATTCGTTATCTTTAACCACTTTTTCCATTATATTCGCATATAATCTATCATTCTCATCATATTCTTCTTCACTATTCTTTATCTTCATTCTATTACCCCTGTTTGTATTAATACTCCAACAATTACTGCTGTAATTAGAACTAATCTAAACACCATTTTATTGTTAGTTTTCTTAACTTCTGCTATTTTCTCATCGAGAACATCTTTTACCTTTTCTAGATGTTCTTCCATTTCTTCTTCTTTAACCAAGTCCTCATGCATCTCTTCTATATCTAAATCAACATGACGCTCTCTTATTGCTTTGGATGAAATTTTACTTTTAATTTGTGCAGAAGTCCTAGTACCATCAAATCGTAATACTGTTTCTTCAACATCCAAACCTTCATCCAAACAAACACAAAGTAACTTTACTTCATGCTCATCCCATTTTCCTTTCTTAACTTTATTTTTTTTCATTTTTCTCACCTTTTAATTCTTTGATTACAATTTCATTAGTAAGCCTATCATCCTTAAAAAAAGGAATAGGGCTATTTTTAATAGTTATTGTAAATGTTTGACCATTCATCATATGTACTAACACACTCTTACCTGTATTAGATACAGCAAATATCTTGTCTCTTAGGAAACTAGTCATACCAAACTCTGTTGGATATTCATTAGTCCAATTTGACACAACATTAACTACATCAATTTCTGATGCTTTACTATCGCTAGAGGGCTTCCAATCCTCTAATCCTATATCAGACCCCTCCTTGTTGGGATGCTCTAATACTCTCTTTAATAATAGACTCATGATATACTTGATGTCCACTTAGAAAACCTCCTGCGTGTCTTTTTGTTCCTATAAACTCTTCACCACAAACATGACAACAAACTCTAACTATTTCAGACCTAAGATAAATCCCATCCTTAGAAATAATACTTATTATTTCACCTATCTCCTCATCTGATAATTCTAAATCGTCATCAACTTTATCGGTCATATATTAAACACCATACTTGCAGTTACTTCCTGCTTATTGAACCATTTCTGAATCCATTGAGCAGCAATAGAAGCGATTACATTATTCATCATATTAACACCTTTAGCAGAGCCATCCCAAGATTGTGCTTGACAGGAAAAAGAACCTTCTTCCCCTGTTAATACAGTATCCACTAAATTAGGATTAAGCATATATGATATTAGCGTAGCATTTCTGCCTTGTGCGCGTAAATCTAACCACTTCACGTTAGCATCATCACCTGTACCTTGCCTATAAAGCAAGCGTCTTACATCTAAATTATCTGCACAACAAATAACTAGGTCATAACCTTTCAACTGTTTTGGTACTAAAACTAAATACGGTTCGGCTTTAATACCATTAAACTGACTACTAATTGCTTCTGCTTTATTTTCTCCTAAGTGGCTTTCATTATAATGTTGATAAGTTAAATTCTTTTTTTCTACCTTATCATCATCAAAAACAGTTATGTCATAAATACCTAACCTTTCTAAATTATGTATTAACATACTACCTATACCACCTGCACCTATTATCATTATCTTTCTTTTCATTCTTATTTCTCTCCTTTTTTTATTCCATTAATAAAATCATTTAATACCATATAATTTAATTTATTTTTATCTACATTATATAATTGTAAAATCTTTTTCATGTTCTTTCTTAGTGATACTTCGGTAGTACCGACTAATTTAGCAACCTCTTGTTGTGTATAATTTTCCCGTCTAAATACTGACACTAGATAAAAACATGCAGACAAAGTTGCTATTGTAAATTGCACACCATGAGCATCTAGTTTTTGATAAACGTGTTCTGATAATTTACTTACATCCCCAATATATTGAGGGTTAGGTAAATATAATTTTGACCCAACTTCTTGAATCAAACCTTCAATGTTCATTTGAGAAAAGACCCAAGGCTTGCCTAAATGAGTTGCTATCACTCTAGCATATTTTGATATTTCACCTCTAGATATCTTAGTTACATTAGAATGCTTCTGTACTGTTACTGCAATACCTGCTTCTTTCAATATATAATAAGTTAAACTTGCTGCTCTATTATCAATAGGCACTGCTCTTAATGCCTGTTTTTTATTTAACAAATTATAATATTTACTTACTCTACTCTTTAGTACAGGTGCTACATTATAATATGATAGATTCATATTAGATAATTTTAACATCCTCAAATAAGATTCATTCAATGGGTTGTTATGTCTTTGAGTAAAGAATAATTTCCTACCCATAACACCAAACTTATTCACATCTCCTTTATGAATAGTTGAACCTAAATCCCAAGACTTGTTAGGTGCGCCTTTGTAATCTATATTTGATATATTATAATCTATATTTTTGATAGTATCTTCAAATATATTTTTCACCAAGACAAGTCCACAATCTAAACAAACTTGCTCACCCAATCTTTCATCAAACATATTTCTTTCTGATTCACATTCTATACATTTCACAGTTTTCCCCTCTTACTAATTAAATCTAAGTTATCCCAATATACATCAGGTATCCTATGTTCCTTTTCGGGTAGTCTCATTGTATTGATTTGTGAACTTGACATAACATCATTCATAAGAAACATTGCTCTTGCAGCAAATTGGTCGCCTAGACTAGAATTTTTATGAATATTATCTATACATACTCCTGATAAAGTACCTAGTACAGTAGAATTATGAGGATGTATTAAAGCCCCTTTGGAACTTGCTTCACCATCATTATTTTCTACAAATCTATGAGTATTAACTTTTTGAGTATCAGAAGAAGAAGGGTTTTCTTTTAATACCCAATCACATCTCTGACCTCTAACTAACATAATAGTTTGCTTATGTATTTTACCCAACCTAAAGACTTTAATTTTACTAGGGAACTTAGTTTCTAGTTCTTTTAATAGTTCTTCGGCTCTCTTTTCAACTAATGATTGAGTTCTATTTTGCGCTAGAAAGGCATACATCAATTTTACTTGAGACTTACTAGGCTCATAACTTAACAATTTTTTCCATAGGTTTTCCGGTGAAACTCCCCATTTTTCAGAGCGTTTATGACCATGCCTATGGTAATTAATAAATGAATTTAAATCTTTTATTGTAATACTAGCCCAAACACCATCAGAAATTTCTAATGCACATTCTTTATCAGAAATTATCTTTGTTTTAATCCTAACATTCTGTTTCGTCATTGACCCATCATTACTATAAAATGAATAAGGTGTTCTATTTTCTACTGAATACATTACATTCGGTGGAAATAATAACAACCTACGAATATATCTATCCATCTTAGTACTACTCTTCTCAAAACAAGAACGATAAAAAATCTTACTTAAATTATCTATAATAATACCTTTACTATCTTTCTCACCATTTAAGAAAAAGTGAGGTTTATTCTTTTGAAAAACAATAGTTGAGTCCCCATCCCTATACCTAAAGGTAATAATAGTTGTAACATTATCATTGGTTGACATAAATAGAAATTTATTTAGTGCTTTACTAATTCCTGCATAAATAGGGTCTAAACTATTTTTTTTATCTAAGTCAAGATTACTTACTACTTTATATTCACCAAATCTATTTAGTTTACTACGATAATTACGTTTCAAATCAGTAGTGCGATATAGAAAACTTGTTGTATCAAATATCTGACTATCATCTGCTCTCGGAACATATAACTTAACTTTCACTCTTCTTCCTCCATAATAGTCTGAACCCCATCAATAGTTAGACCTTGCATAAAACAATGCATTGCAACCATTTGTCTAGGTAATCTACGAAAGTCAACCCAACTCATTGTAAAACCCATAACATTAGGCCGTACCAAAGCAGGTTCACAATCAGAAGTATTATACCGTTTGGTATAAAGTCCTGATTCTTTCAGTTTATTTCTATATGCTTTTATTATTTTGCTCTTAGGTATGTTCTCGTAAATTATCTTCATTTATATTCCTCTCTTTATATTTTTTATATTCGTGCGTTTCCACTATTTTTGTGAGGGCTTCACTCCTCGTTATATTGTTGATAGTATTCATTGTACGCAATAAGTTATGCATAAATGTTAGGGGAGTCATATTACCATCCCTCAACTGATTGAATCTCTTATGCACATTGTTTTTAACTGTATCATTAGAAAACATATCATATATTTCTTGTTCTATTTCTAGAAACTCTTCTCTATTCAGTTTTGACCTATATCTCATATTTCACAAACTCCACCTGCACAAGCAATTTCTCCTTGTAAATCGGTATTGTCATCTAATTCTATTACTTGTGTAAAGTCTAAATCATATAGTTTAGACCTCATACTATTATATTCTTCTTCTGTTATTTCTTCAAATGGTGCTTGTTTATAAGAACCATTATCATATGGTAAAACTGCTAGACCATTGTAATAATGTCTATTTAACCACATCCATGCACCTACATCTTCCCATTCATCTTCACGAATTTGAACAGTTGCAGATACATTATGAGTATTCAATCCATCCCTATGACCACGTTGAACCCAACCAACAGAAAAACGCTTTACACGTTCTAACATATTAATTGCAGACTCATGTCTAGTTATTACATCACCTTTAGGTGCTTTTTGTGGTATAGAGAATACTGCTTCAGTAGCACTGAAGTAATCATCTTCTATTAAATCAGGTACTCTATCTAATAGATATTGATATACAGGTTCTACTTTGTTTACTCTAACTCTTCTATTATAGAATGGAGCATACCAAGGATGGATACCTGATGAAGTACCTAATACACAACTAGCCGTTCCTGATGGTTTAACACAAGTAACTCTTGCTGCTTTATTTATCCCAAGTAATTCAGCAACTCTTTCATTTTCATTCTTTGCAACGATTGCTGCTTGTTCAATATCTAATAAAGTTACTTTATTACTACCTATTCCCGTCATGGATACACCTAAAAGTGCATCTTTTTCAGTAGTTTTCTGCCAAACTTCCCGTAAATAGTGGAAATCTGTATAACCTGCTTGTAAAGTTCCTAAGAAAGCGGCTGCTTTTACTCTCTCTTCTAAATCTTCTTGAGATAAAACATCAGAAACATTACACTCTGACAAGTTACAGAACTGATAAGGGCGTAAAGCAATCTCACAGCAAGGATTTGTTCCCCAATCTTTATCATGGGAGAAATATATTCCCGGTTCTCCTGAGTTAGATAATCTAATTCTTTCCCATAAATCCTCAAAGAATCCTTTTTCTATTCTATGTCTAAGTAAGAATGCTGAGTTATTTGCTCTACCTCTTTGTGGATTCTGTTCATACCACTTACCTGCTTTACAATTAATCATTTCATTATCATCAGCACTAAATAAAGATATTAATGCTGCTCGTCTAATACCACCCGATAAAACTGCATGAGCAATATGACATAATATATCATGACACTCTAAAGGAGTTAGTTGTGTACCTTCTTCTTTTTGTAATAACATTGTTTCAATTTTAACTAATGCTATTTTTAGTGGTGCTGGACCGGGTGCTTTTCCACCACTAGTTTTTAGTGGCGCACCTTTAGGTCTAATATCATCATAATCAAAATTAGGAGAAGATGTTCTCATACCAAAGTATGATTCAAAAAGAACTTTAATTGCATCAGCCCAACCTTCAATAGAATCATTAATTAATATTCTTCTAAACTTATTAGGATTGGGTTTTCTGATAGTTGGTAGTTGTTCTACATGATGACGTTGTACGGAATACCCTACGCCTGTTCCACCTAATAACAAAAACATAGACTCAGAAAAACACTCTAAAGAATCTATTGGCATATACGCACAATTGTATAATCTATTAGGTGAGAGTTCAACGGGTTTACCTGCAAACTGAAAAGACCTCATTGATGGAACTACCTTTCTAGGCTTAACAAAGTTCTCATATACATTTTCTATTTCTTCAATCAATNGAGGATTACCTCTATTAACATATTTTTTTAGATGCATTTGTTTATTTCTTTCACAAATTTCATCCCAAGTTTCTCTTCTGTTTTCATCTGCTTTATATTTAGCATACTTCGTAAATACATTAAACTCTGATAGCACTTTATTTTGTAGTTCCATTTCTTTCATCTTTAACACCTTAATTTTTTTCTTTCTACTATTTGGTCAAATGAAGAGAATGAATGAACATATTCACCATTCTTCTTTACGACCCATTCTCTCTCGACCAAAAAGTTCCAAGATGGGAAGGTAGAAATTACATCAATTCCATATTCTGAAATTAAATCATCTACATCTTTATATTGTTTATTGTTATAATCAATCAAGGTTTCCCCATCACAAATAATAACTGCTTTCATACTCACTGCTAGAACATATCCAACAGGGTAAAAGTCGGGCTTCATTAAAGTATAATCTTCATATTTTTTACTATCACGGTAAAGCCAACCTTGTGATTTCAAAAAGACTGGTAATATTCCAGTCGGTAATATATTCGCATAATCGCATAACATAGGATTCCTCTCCTAAAAAGGTATGAGGGGCAGCAAATTGTGAGGGAATGCTGCCACCTCAATTGTAGAGACATAAATACCTAAATGGTATTTATTGGTTGCCTCCACCCTGCATTCCGGGCATTAGCAGTACATCTGCTACTGAGTCCCAGTCTGTTGCTGTAATCGTTTCTTTAGGTACTTGAATCCCATCAAGATATATCCAATGTGTTGGATGGTCTTGTATTTGGTCAAGCATATCATCTACTGTCATATTTTCCATTACCGTATGTCCGGTTTCATTTGCTATTGTTAATTTCATATTTTCACTTTCCTTGTATTTTCTCTACATTTTTATAGGTCTATAATTATTGCGACCTTCCCTCTAATAAACGGCCTGTTAAAGCGTTTATTGTATTTTCATATTGAACACATAATGCCTTATGGTTGTTCAAATCTGCAACTAGTTGATTGATTATATTTTGTGCCTTATTTATCTCGGCAATATAATCCTCAATAGTTGGTTCTGCGTTCGCTGGTTCTGCTTCTTCTGTTTTTACACTTTTCTTTTTACTCATTTTACTCATCTCCGAATAATCCAATAGGCCATAATGTTGATACCACTACTACGCCTACTGCAAATCTCGCCAATGCTCCTATCTTACTCATATCCTTTCCTCCTTTCTTCTAACAGAGTTGAAATGGCTGCTGATGCATCGTGTTTACTTAGGCTTGCAAAGTCTCCTTCATAGCCTAAGTTCCTCAAATAACTACATTGTTTTTCTGTTGCCATTTGAACATCTCCATTGTCTCTGTTTAGAATTTTTACTAGTGATTGGCGTTGTGCCTCAGTAGGTTCTTTGCCCGACATCATCCAATCCTTAATACTACTTAAGAACTTACGTTCCCAATCATTAATACCATCTAATTCTGAAAATATTCTGATACCATAATATTTACATTTGACCTCAAATAATGAATCATATTGATTCTCTTGAATATTAGAAGCAATCATTTTATTTCTCTCTATTTCCATATATCTTTGTCTTCTTGATATTAAGTCATCCTTCTCTTTTTGAACCTCAAGAAGTCTTTCAGCAAGTTTCTTATCCTCATTCTCTGTTAATGTCTGATGCATTTCAAACATAGCATAAAACAATGTTAAATCATTCATCAACTTCTCAGTTGGATAACCTCTTGTTAAAATCTGTCTCTTTGGATTTTCAGGACTATTCCATCTCCAAACGATACTAGCCATCTTATATGTTGGTGCGCCATAAGTACCCTTACTAGATTTACGAATCTTAGTATTATCAAAATACTGTTTATATTCATGATTATAGTATTTACCTACTTTACGAACATTCACTCTCATATCTAAATCTTTAACATGGTCAAACATTGTTGTAAATGCATCACCATTAGTATGCCACCACGCAGTTTTCTTCATAGATTCGACTCTAACATTAATCCATTTCTCAATCATATCTTCTGATATTGAGTCAATATCTAATCCTGTATCTTCTGCAATTGCTCTCAAGATTAAGTATGAATTAATATGGTCTGAACCTACACACTCTCGTATGCCATTTTCAGTATTTAATATCTCAAAATGATATACAATATTGTGTGAACATAAACATTTGCGTGGGTGAGTTGTAACCCATTCAGGCATCTCACTTAATCCACTCCACCAACATTCACCTGTTGCTATCCATTCATGCTTTGCTTCCTCATAATTATCAGCAACGGATAGTTCTACCAATTTTCTTTTCAGAATCTTGTCCCACTTTCCTTCACCTAATTCTCTTTTATATTTGTATTCTCCTTCTATCATTTTATCTCACTCCGTTTTTCTCTTGTCTTCTTCTATATCTTTGACCACAAGGTTGGTCTGAACAAAACTTCTTACTTGACTTACCAATAAACAATTTCCCACACTCCAAACATTCAACACCTTTACCTTTTTTGAATGATGCTATGTTTCTTTCTAATCTATTTTTAAGAGCATTGAAATTCTGTATGTCATCTATTTTCTTAATTAATTTTCTTTTGTTCTTTGCTTCAACTTGACATTGTTCTCTACAATATTTTCTTACCCCTAGCATTTTTGCACTATGCACCGTAAAAGGAACTCCACAATTTTCACAATGTTTTGTTGTCGGAGGGAACTGTGGTTTTCGACTATCATATATTTCTTTTTTACACGTAAGTGAACAAAACAAATTATACTTTTGACCACTACCTAAAATTTGATTTATATCAATAGGGTCATGACAAGTCACACACAAAGCATCACTTAATCCTGCTCTGATTGATAGATAGTAAGTGTTCATCAATAATCTAATATTCAGTTTACCTTTTTCAGTCGCCCCTTCTTTTAACTCTAGAAGAAAACTATCATCAGTCATTTTACTCATCTTCCATTTTCTCAAATGAGCGCATTTCTTGTAAGTGCGCTGTAAGAACTCTATCTAATTGTTTAAATAAATGTTCTGCACATCCTGCTATTTCTTTACGATATAACATCAACCAAGTCTTGTGTGCTGTATTAATTAATATCTTAGGATAATCATTTTCATCCATCTTGACAATCAATGGTGGTAAATCAATATCACTAATTAATTTAGTTTCTATTTCCATTTGAAATGTATTCATCTAAGCCCACCACCCTACGGATTTAATCTCTGCATCTTTTGTTACAAAAATCGTACCTGATTTAAGATGCACATGATATTCTTCTAGCATCATCGCAAATTCAGTTGACCAAATTCGGCAGACTGTTACTGCACAAACTTCTGACCAATCTATTGTCGTTTCACCTGTTGTTGTTTTCATTGTTGTTTTCATTTTACTTTTCTCCTATTTTTATAGATGTATATCCTTCAGGTATAAACGGCTTGCTACATCTAGTACAAAGCCACCTGTTGCTGATTCTACTTTTGCGGTGTTCCATAACATATAGACACCCTTTACATAATAATTTCATATTCATTCTTCTCCTTCTTTTTTTTGGTAGCATTCTTCACAAATCCTACTAGTATATTGGTCTTTAATGCGGTGGTTTTTACCACAAATTGTACATCTTCTAACCCTAATAGTCATATCTTAAACCCCAATAAACGTAAACTAATAAATATTACTAACATGATTAAAAAGAACTCCATTATAATTCATCCTCCACTTGTTTTGTTATATCTATTATAATTGTTTCATCATCAATTATTTCTAATAACTGTGCTGTTACTCCTTCCATAACGGCTGCTATTGAAGTCAATGAATCTTCAATTATCGTTCTATGGATATTACTTACCAATGGTGGCATCTCCTCATAGAACTCTATCATCTGATTAAAATGATGCTTCATCATTTCAAAATTCTTAATATCATTTAAGTCCATATTTAATCAACCAATCCTTATATATATGTGATTTACAAATACACATTTCAACATCCATTTCACCTGTTGCGTCTTGTTTAACTACCATCCCAGTGTCGTGACATTCACTACACTTCAACAATCAACATCACTCCATTCATCTTCTATTACTTTTAGCCTTTTCTCTAACTTAGTAAGTCTATTACTTAGCGTTAGTAATTGTCTCTGTAACTTTTCTGATTCAGGTTTAGTTAATTCCTTTAATTCACTTCGAGCAACATTCAATTCTTCATTGATTATATTACTATATTCATTTAATTTTTTAGATACATGAGTTTTATTAGCACTAAGTAGCCTATCAATTTCTCCTCTTGTGAGTCTCATTCTATCTAATTCATCACTAAAACTCTTCAATACTTTGCGTATTTCATCCATTTGAGTTTGATTAGGCACTATATCTTTAACACTAGGATATTCTTTCATTAATGCTCTAAGATAATCTTTAATCTGTAATTCGTTTGCTAAGGCACTCATCCTATTCCCTTTATGTTTAGGATTAGTTTCACACTCAGGACAGAATTTCAACTTCCATTTATGTGAAGGTACTCTAAACTGTTTATTACATCTGTGTCCGTCTTCCATTATTTTTTGGCAATTATTATATGGCATATTTATTTCTCCTCATTTTATCTTGAAACTGTTTCTTTCTTAAGTCTATCATATTGTTGTAATGGTTATCAGGCCACCAATCAGGCTCTTGTGTTTTCCATGTAGCGAAAGTATATTTCTCGTTTAGATAGTATTCACGATATGCTTTCACTGCATCTTCATTTTTGTATTTGTCCGGCATTGCTTGAGCAAACGGTGTTAGTCCAATATCAGGTAAGAAAATGTACATTTCTGCAATTTTACTTGCATACTCTTGTAAAGTTTCTTCGACTTTGTGTACTTTTCCATAACGCTTTGTATATTCTTTGCACAATTCAAAGCAATGTTCCCAAAGAAAACTAAAGTTTTGTCTACTTTTTCTAGCCCAAATAGTACAAGGGTGATTTAACATTACAGGTTTGTAAGGTGAATCTATACCATGATGATGTAAAATCGTTGATATCATTTGCATACTTTCAGTAGGCATTTTGACTACGTGTTTATCTAGCATCATTTTTGCACATGTTTTTGGGTCATTATCTAATACGAATATATTCATTTTTATTCCTCTTTAATTTTTATTGTTGTATATGTGATTGTGATTAGTCGGGAACATCTTTTGGCTCTTGCTCAATTACCCGCGATGTATTAACTGACAAACCCGACTCTCAACTAAGGGAAAATCTTCTAGTTCTAATAAACTGAGGTCGCATGACGCACTTATCATTCCAAAACACCACATAAAAGAATGATATACCCCTAAGCAAGAGAAACTAGAAGATTTTATTATTAAGATAAAACCTTAATTGTGAACTACATAAGTAGTCGTGAGTGTGAATAGTATTCGGAGGGTAGAGGGAGTTCACAAGATGCAATAGCATGTCACTATAAGACCACATTAAGAACGAACGTAATGCTTTGAACTAATTACTGCATAAACCTCTACCCTAAACCGAATCTAGAGTATTTTTATTTTAAAGTCTTCATTGACTATTGAGTGTTAAAAGGGAAAGTAACCGTTCTATGCCGTCACCACGTGGGTAAGTCATCAGCAGCCCATTGTCTCTAGCGGAAACAATTCTTACTGATTATCTGTTTGAGATTACAGATACATTAGTTTTACAAGTTTTGGTAATATGACAACTTTCAAGTAAAGTGAGTGCTTTCACACAAACATGACCGACTATTACAAGCATAATACTTGTGATAACCTACTACTCTATATTGAATTACTTTGCTAATCTAGAATTAGCATCAAGCGACTTTTATGCTTGACATCACTCATCCACTATATCTTTTTACTTTTTTAATTTGGATTAAACCCTTTTTATAACACCCTAAAGTATTGTAGGATAGCCCGCTAAGACTATTCTACAACTTCTCCACTTATGGGGTGAGTGTCTTTATGTATTGATAATAAAACTAAGTAACCTATTAGGTCATTAATTATATCATCATCTGATTCTAATGAATCATTACCGCGAGATAAACGACTTAACTTATCATCTATCCTAACTCGCAGTTGTTCATCTGTATTAGATGTTGAAAATATTCTAATTGGATTCAATGCTGAATCTCCATACTGCTCATTCTTTTCAATAAGCATTCCTTTGATATCATTACACTTCTCATGTATTAATAGTGCTACACCTTCAAGAGGTTTTCTTGTGTAAGGTTGTTGCATTGTTTGTGGAGGTGTATATTTGACATCACCCTTTCCACTAAACATTGTTATCTTCCTTTCTTTGCTATCTTCTTCATTTGTTCTTTTAATTTCTTTATCCATGTTAATCACGTTATTTTTTTAATGCTATTCTTGTTTCCACTCGTTTACACTTGTTGGAAATGACACAATGATATACATATGTTAGTATATGTTTACCACTTTGCTCTACTTTATTCGTTTCTCTCGTTTCCACTGTTTTTCATAGAGAGAGAAATAAATAAAGAGAGAGAGAAAAAAAGTATGTATGTATGTATGTAAATGTAGTAAATGATAATGTATATTATAATGATATACATATATTGTATATCTTATTCATTTTGTTCTACCTCTCGTTTCCACTTAAGTGAAAAGGAAGAATGTTAGTCAAAATGAGTAAGATATTATTTAGTTATCTTATATTATATAGGATACTAGATACTGATATTTCTATCAAATAATACATATTGTATTAATAATGATTCTTTAATCATTAGTAATAATAACTGATGTCATATTGGTGGTAAAATATTTATCCTTTGAATAATACTGCTTTAAGTATTAATTAGGTTATTCTTGTACACGAATGATGTTTGGTCAGTTCCTACAAATCAAGTCGGCTAGGAGGGTATATAAAAGATACGGTCAAGTTTTCGCCAGCCTCTATTTTAAAACAATACACAACCATATGGTATTAAACGCTTTGTCAGTTTAAGACCTTAAAATAAAAAAAGGAGGAATAAGGCATTAAAGCCCTATTCCCCCAATTAGTACTCACAAAGAGTCAATCCGTTTTATTCTTCCTCCTGTGAAGAAATCCCTAGACCATCTAGAGAACCATCCCAACCTGCTTTGTAAAGCGTAGTTGCGTTTTTACGAATTGTCTTTGTGAGTGTGCTTGCATAATCTGCACCATTTTCAAAATGAGTATTCTTACTCTTACCGTGAGGCAATAGTAATGCTTGAACACCGATACAAGAATCGAATGCATTTGCAAATGCTGTTTCAACATCTGCTACTATTGCATCCACTGTACTTAGAGCAGCAGCAGAAAGAATACCTCCACCACCTCTTCTCCAAGGATATCCATGACATCCTCTAAGAGCCTCTTTTAGAGTCTTAGTCATTTGTTCTTGCATCTCAGGTTTACTATCTCCTGTTGCAATTAATTGTACGGCTACAACCTTTAGACCTTCATCGAGTGAACCTCTATCATCTGCCGCTATCATTGTTTCTACTTTCTTTTTTGTATCTTCCCATGTTTCCATTTTTAACACCTTTATTATCATTAACTGATTGCCTTTGTGAGCATAATAATAGCCGATGTAGGGCTTATTAAAGGGTTCTATCAAAGTAGAACCATATGGTAGTATTTATTTAAATGTATAATGAAATATTATGTATTACAACCATATGGTGTGGCACTTTGAGAACACCCTTAAGTACCCTATATTCACTGTATATTATGTTAAGTGGGGTTGAATAGATACTTAACTAAGGAGATAAAAAGAGGAATTATTATGACAGATATGACAAATGAACAATGGGAAAGTAAGAAAACACTAATTGAGGCATGGTTTGAAAGCCATCCTGATTGGCAACAGAATATTGAGTTAATTGCAGTACCGCAATTAATCGCTGCTGCTGATAAGAAACCTGAGTCTAGAGATGCTCTCTATGGGGCTATCAGAACATGTTTCGCAGATATCGCAGACAAGCCATTTAGGTCGGGTAGAGGTTCAACCATGCCCGATGCTGTACTTATTGCAAGAGATGCGGTTTTATCCGCTTATCACTCTGCAATGATTACACTCTTCAATGAAAACGAATCAATACGCACACTAGAAATGAGACACGGTAAATCCGGTGGCGGAAATTATGCTGATGCAGTTGAGTTCGCTGATGCAAATACTGCAAGCCGTAGACAAATGATGAATAAAGCATATTCAGATTTTACCAAAAATACAGATAACGCACCTTACCTTTGGAACGGGGAATCACCCGTTGTTTTGGTAAATACTTCTTCTCAGGAGGAAGAATAGATAGTTAGGTAGTTTCAACCCTACTTAACACCTTAATTGGGCAGAAATGCCCTTTTAAGGCTATAATACCGCAAAGCAAATATTACAACCATATGGTAGTGCTTTGACTGCTACCAGTTAAATACCCTATGACTGATGTATAAAGTGATAAACTATGACGCAAACAACTAATAATACAATACAAGAAACAAAACCTTACAGATATAAGTTATCAGTAGGACATATGAAATCGGGTTCAGCCCAAATACTAGTCATTAAGGAATTGACTGTACAAGGTGAAGATTTCGCAGAATGTTTTTCTGAATTAACCGCAGGGTTGAAAGCCTTTCAAACAATGGAGATAAAATAAATGAGTATAACATACAAAAGAACAATGAACATGAAATATGCAAACACGAAACTGAGAGATTATCATTATTATGAGTTATTACACGCATTAGATGATTGGGGTGTTAATGTATCTAATATATATGAAACATCTCCCGTTGGTAAATATGATAAAATAAAATCAACTGTTGTATCTGAATGTGTAGTTGATGGTAGAGTAATGTTTACTTCACCATATCAATATTTATCTGCTGGTATAGTTCGAAATATGAAAGATAATGGATGGGAAAATGTTGAGTTAAATACTACTACTGAAGAGATTATCGATACAGTTTGGCATGAACCCAAAGGTAATAAAATTAATTTTACAAATATGGCTACTGAAGAATTGTCTAAGTTTGTAGGTAATTCTAATCATAATTATATTAAAGGACATTTTCTTCAATATTCTATTCCTGATGATGAAGAGGTTATTTTAGTTTGTAGCCTTACAAATTCAAGTGATGGTCTGATATTAACATTTAATATTAGTTGGGAATCTGCAAGAGTAAAGAAAGCCGCTACTATTAAAGAAAGAATGGTTGATAATATTATTTCTGATGTTGGTTTAATTCAACATATATTTGAAAGTGCTTTCCAACAATGTTTTAGAGATGTTGCAGATGAAGAAATTACCTTTTTACATGAACCCGAACTAGAATGTTATTTTGAACATATTACAGAATCAAAGACAGAATGTAGTCCTGATATTGTAGCATTAACTAGAGAAGCAAGATTAAAACATGGTGATGATGAATGAAGGATGAAGAAAGATTATGGCAACAATTAAAGCCGACATTATGGCANTACATAGAGAAAGAACACATGGAACATATGATGGATGATGAAGATTATCAAGACGAAGAAGGAAACCAACTACCGATTAGTGAAGAAGAATGGGAATTGTTTATTCGGCATTTTCAAGACGCATTTGGTAATGAGGTTTCAGTATTAGCACTTGAGTATTGGAATGAAAGACATTACCATGGTATGCCCAAAGTGGAAACAAGAGGTGGAGAAGAATGAAACCTTTTGAAGATAATTTGACTTACTGCCCTAACTGTGGATTAAACCCAAATTACCACCAGCCTGAAAAACAACAAATATGGGAGAGCGACTATGTGAAAGAACATGGTATGTGCCATTATTGTATTAATGTCGGAACAGGTGATGAAGAATGAATGAATGTGATTGTGGTAAAATAATATCAAGTAATAAAAGTAAGTGTAAAGAATGCAACGAAATTATAGAGGAATATTATTTAGAATTAGAGGCAGGTGGGGAATAAGTATGTTAGAATATAGTATGAAATGTGGTGAATGTGGCTCAGCAATTGAAAATGATTGTACATATAAAAGAAGTGATTTTAATATGTTCACTAGAAAACCAATGTCAACAGTTTGGTATATATGTATAAATGAGAATTGTGGTGTTAATCTACCTTTGGATGTGATATAATGTATAAAATAATACGAAGTTATTTTGAAGGAAATAATGAAACAATTAAAACAGGACTAACTCTTGAAGAAGCACAAGCACATTGTCAAGACCCTGAAACAAGTGGTTCAACTTGTTCAGATTTGAATAAGCGTGGTATGTGGTTTGATTGTTATACGGAGGAATGAGATTGATAAGACAGATGATTAGTTATAGAGAAGAATACAATTCATTAGGTTATGCAAATACTTATGGAGAAATGTGGGTAGATTACTATTTGGTAATACCAAATAGAATAAAGCCCATCTTTTTATTTGAGAGGCGAACACAATGAGTATGTATTCATTATTCACAGCAAAACATTTTGAATGGTTAGTATGTATGATTGTTGAAATAGATGTACCACCTGATAAGGTAGATATCATAATTGAAAAACTAACACAAACAAATAAGAATTTTAAACCTGCTAAGTTTAGAAAGGCTATTACAATTTATCGTAATCAGTCAGCAGGTGGGATATAAGATTCGCGAATAAGGTGTGAGCATCGAAGAGGTGATGCTCCTTAAAACTGAACCACGTTTATGAGTTCCTAACCGAAAGGTAAACCACTAATGCATGAGTGCTTTAGGGACAACAGGATATGAAAGCAGTACCGCCTTATTATAAATTCAAAGGTCTGTTAAGTTAAAAACGGTACAAGTACCAGCCCAAGAAAAGACGGTTAATGTTAAACAAAAACATTTACTAGTTAAGATAGAAACCTCTAGTCCATGGCAGTAGGTGAACTATCTTCTCATTAAGTGTGTTTAACCTCTTAACCCGATTTTTCTTTATTTTTATGAGGTCTGCGGCAAAGCGCATACCATATGGTTGTACGTTTTTTATACCGTACCATATGGGTAGTAATTGGGGTATGGGTGCGTAGCAGGGTTCAAATTTTTTTTTATAAAACAATCAATAAGATTTTTTTACTGTGATTAATTTTATTTTATTTAGTACAAAAGGCACTATATTTAATTAAATAGAAGGGAATATAAATATAATAGAATAAAAAAACGCTCTTGCATAAAGATACAAGCATAATCTAATTGTGGTATTTGTAGCAACAAAATTCTAATTGTGGTATTTGTAGGAACTATAAAATGTGTTAACTGTACAATCTTATATCGGGAATGCATTGTTTTAAAAATAAAAAAAATCGCAAGTGGTAAAAAAATGACCGCCCATTTTTCGACAAATTACGGGGCTAACTTTTTAAACCGGATAGAAGAGGCTAAAGTATGATACCTGCCGCCTTCATTCACATATTGCCTAACTGGGCGATTTGGGTAATTGATTTTGTAGGTAGATTTCATGAGTAATAGTTGGTTTGATATTTTAAAAACTCAAGGTATAGTTAATTTACCTAAGTTCAAAGTTAAACCGTTCAATACTGCAAAGCCGAACGAAGAAGACACTAGATGTAAAGATAAAATTATGGAAATTGTTAATTTTACTAAGAATTTTGACTTCCCTGATAAAATAGCCCAAGAGTTTGTCAGGGTTAAAAAAGAAGGAACAAACTATGCGACAATGCATTATTATGGTAAAGCAACAAAAACGAAAATACAAATGCATAAGTTTGTTAAAACGGAAGAAATAGATAGCATACCTGAAGAAGTATTTTGTAAAGCATTAGATATGCTTAATACTGGTGATTGGAAGACTAATGTAACGAATGTAATGGATTATACAATTTCTGTTAGTCTAGACAAAACATTCTCAAAAGGTCGCTTACAGAAGGTTAATATTCAACATTCTTCCTACCCCAAAGGTGGTTATGTATCATTACTTTTTGCTTTGGTTTGTGATGATTGGTTCACTTATAAAGAAGCATATACCAATACTGATAATGAAAAATATATTTATGAGGAACTTAGCAAGTTAGCAGATGAAATGAGGTGGCCTATATGACTTGGTTTGATATTCTTAAAAATGAAATGAGGAGTATTAATTTACCCAAGTTTAAAGTTAAGCCTTTTAATGTAAATAAGCCTGATGAAGAAGATGATGATTGTAAAGATAGATTCTTAAATGAAGTATGGAAAAAATCAGAACAAACAAAACTTGTTCACAATAATCCACAAGGCAGTGTACAAAGTTTGTTTGATGCGATTGAAAAAATGGCAGAAGGAGGTAAATTTCAATTTGATATACCTACCGCCATAATAGATGATGACGAAGGTTTTAGTGCAAAATTACATTTATATCCTATACTAAGTGATGGGCTTACCGACCCTGATACATATGTTCAGGTGCGTATAACGGAAGATAACGAACAAGATATAGAACAAGATGTGAACGAAATACCCGAAGAAGTTTATTGTAAGGCGTTAGATATGATTAGTAAGGGTTCTCCACAAAGAGGTGGAACATATACCGAAGAGATTGTAGGTGATTGGAACATACGTTATAAAAATAAAGACCGTGTGGTGGGAGAACAGCGAGGGATAGTTATAAGAAAACGTAGATGGATTGCTATAAGAAAGGGTGAAGTAGATTATATTACACTTTGGAACTCGTTATCAGTGCGCACGAAAGATTTTGGAACTATGTGGAAGACAGGTGAAGATGACTTCCCAATTGGTTGGGATACAAACGGTGTTTCTGATGCACTCGGTAGAATAGAATGGCATTTTTTTGACATAAAAATAGAATGGTGATTATATGTGGTTTGATATTTTAAAAAATGAAATGCGCACAATTAACTTACCTAAGTTCAAAGTGAAACCTTTTGATGTAAACAAACCCGATGAAGATAAAGATGACTGTAAAGATAGAATGTTCGCACTACAAAATAAAATACAAAATACCCCACTGTATGATGATAATAGTATATTCGATAAAGTTAGTAATGAAGGGAAAGATGGAGGAATTGAATATTATCGCGTTACTAGAGAACCATCTCCCACAGGTTATGTTGAAAAACGTGGCCCTGACCATTTTGTATCTCAATTTTATATATATCCTATGACTGGTACAAATGAGCAAATTCAAAGTATTAGGAGAAAAAATAGAATAATAGTAACAGTAGAGGAAACAAGATACACAATGAATAAACAAGCAGAACAAATTCCTGAAGAAGTTTATTGTCGTGCTTTAGATTTAATTGCTCAAGTACCTACTGTCGTCAATGGTGGTAGTTTTATCAAAGAAACATATAAGGTTGGTGATTGGGAAATATATTATGACCCTAGAGAATATTATGGTGAAAATTTGGTAAATTTAAGTTTAAGAGATGGTGTAAGTAAAAGAAAAGGTCTTCACATACATTCAGATAAATACCCCTATGAGTTTCATATGAGTAATAGCATAACATTAGGTGTAATTGAGAGTGGGTATGTACCACTAGAAGAATATAGGATAGATGATGCTCTAAAACAAATTAAAAAACATTATAAGGATATAGAATTTAAATGGAATTAGTATGGATTGGGATTATTGGGAAGCACAATTATTAGGTTTTTCAAATCCTTATTATATTGAAAGCAAAAAGAATTGGAACACAGAAAAGCCTATGAAAGTAGCATTCTTAGAGTGGTTAGGAATGCATCATATTTTGGAAGAAGAATAGACAGCATTATATCCTTTGGCCGATGTTGACCAATTGCTAGTGATAGCGGGTTGTGGTGTAATGGTTGATTATCGTACTGTATTATCTTCTACTGGTTTCTTACCTATATTCAATAGATTAGGTGGATTTGTAGAAGAAACTGCTTTGGATTTATCGGGTTTAGCATTAGAAGATTTCAATAAGTTTACTGTTGGTGAACAAACAGAAAACACTTTAGTTTCATTCGTTGTACCAATACTAGGAGAACCATTAACTCTTACTTTACAGGCTGCTAAAGAGCAGATGGAAGAATTAGATGATGATGCAGAACCTATGACTTTAGATACATCAACTAAGGATTTAAGTGCAGAAACAATAAAACAATTAGAAGCAATAGGTCTATTTGATGCAGCAGCAGCAGAAATGGATGGTAAGATAAAAGAAAAAATATTACAAAAAGTTGAGGCAGGGGAATTATCTAATACTGAACAATTTGATTTAAAACGGCTTATTAGTCATGCTTTAAAACAAATATCAGAATCATCTGAGTTTAAGAACTATGTAGGACATACCTTCATTAGAGCATACGATATGTTAATTATTGAACAAATAAAAGATATGGGTGGATTAGAAGATTTATTTGCTGAAGACCCTGAACCTCTAAAAGACGTATCAGACAAGTTTGTTATAGAAGATACAGAAACTTGGCAGGATAAAATGAGAGAATACAAATCATTAGATTGGAAAGATACCATTAAGAGGGAGTAAATTGGATTCGATGTTAGAATGCCACAACCATGACAATCTTATGGACTCTTTATTTGAAGGAGAGGAAGTAATTGAGTTAAATCCACCAAAGGCTCGTAAAAATCTTTTGAGGTGGTTAGTAAGTATATTGAGGTGGTAATTTGGAAAAGTTATCAGATTGGTTTGAACAATTAAAAATGACAGGCACAGTTTCTACTACTTCTGCCGCTACAAGTCCTCTTTTTAATAATAAAACTGTTAATAGGAGGGTAAAGCGTGGCAAAAAGAAAAAAACCACTAAAGAAAGTTGAACCTGTTATTTCAATGGGTACTGGTAAATCTCGCGTAGAGTATTCAGGTGAAGAGTTTTCTAAATTATTTAATGATTGGAAAACTGCCGCTAAAGGAGTTTCAGCAGCAAGTATGGGAGTAACTAGATTCAAGGGAACTCTTTATGATATTCTAATGCGACACGGTATTGACGGTAGAATAATGGGTAATTCAGGCCCAAAAGAAACACCGGGTTTGGCTAAAGAGATAGAACTTTTAGAAAGGATGGCGAAACAACCTACTTTCAGCCCACAGGAATCTAAAGAGTTTAAAGCGATAATAGGTAAGTTAAACCAACATGGGGCAACGGATAGTGATTTGAATCCTAGAAATATTGCATTCGAGGGTATTGTAGGTATTAGACCTAGAACTAAAAAACCAGTAAAGAAAACAATATATGGTCATTATAGAACTGATGATTATATTGAATATAGAACTGACTATAAAAACAAAGTTGAAAGTGTTAGAGCAGCAGATGATTCTTGGTGGGATACAAGTAAGGGTGAGGCTACACCACCAATGTGGCAAGCAATTTATGGTGATGGAAGTCTTTCACCATTTAATAAACCGGGGTTAGTTGCTGTTGTTACAGCAGGTGCTAAAGCAATAATAGATGTAGTACATCATATTGAAGAAGATGCTCCTGTAAAAATAGAACAAGCAGGTGCGGCAAAATTTGCATTTGAAGGTATTGCTGAGATAAGGCAGATGATGACAATTATGGTTAAAGATGAGGAGTTTACTACAAGAGCAGGAAACTTTGCAACTACTAGGGCTAGAACTCGTTTGATGGGTACACCAATAAATGTAAGAAATAATACTGAAAGTGAGAAAGTTAAAACATTATTGAATGCTAAAGGTACTCCGGGTTTTGTAGAGGATTTCTACATTTACATTTCTAGAAGGCAAGTTAATCATATGGCTAAATTAGCAGGTTGGAAACCCCCTGTTAAAGAAGAACCTAAAGAAGATGAAAAATTAACAAGTGATGATAGAGAAATTAAAGATTGGAGAACTATAATGAAGGTGGTAGCGTGAGTTGGATGGATATTGTAAAAGATGATGATTTAGAAAGAGAAGTCTCAGGGTATAAAAGACTGCTAGAAGATAATATCACTAGATTAGAATCTGCAAAAAATAGAACACAAGTAGAAGTTATTATCAAATCGCTAATAGAGGAATTGAATACAAGAAGTATGTATTACTTTGATATTTATGGTGATGAAAGATGAGTTGGCAAAGATATCTTAAAAGACAAGATAGAGGGTTAGGTGATACCGTTGAAAGAATCACAACAAAAACAGGAATCAAAAAAGCCGTTGATTATGTTTCAGAAAAAACAGGTGTAGATTGTGGTTGTTCTGCAAGAAAGAAATATTTGAATGAGAGGTTTAACTATGACTAAGTGGCAAGAGATACTAAAAAGAACGGGTAAATCAAAAGGAACAGGATTACGAGGTAGGGGATACAAGTCTCCTAAAGATTCAACTTCTAGAAGAAAGGAAGNCGAGAAAGAGATTTTAGAACCTGAATTGGAGGAATTAACAAAGGAAAAAACACCTATGGATAGAGTTTCTACTACTCCTTCCAAACTACCCCAAGATGAAAAGGCGGCAGAAAGAACAAAGAAAAACGAAGCGGATTTATTAGCAGAAATGATGGCTAGAAACGAAAAAACAAGAGAAAATAGATAGGTGTTTCATTTGGTAACTAGAAAGCGTTGTGTCGTATGTAATCATGAGGACAGATACGAAATTGAACATAGAGTCGAAGAATTACATATTAGTACAGACATTATAGATAGAGAATATGATTGGTCTAGTGGTACAACTTCTAGACACCAAAGAAATCATATGGGGGAATACGTTAACTCATCTAATCCTAAATGTGGGTTATGTGTTAGTCCTATTAGAAAAGAATTGGAAGAACAATTACATGCCGGTAATATGACTCCACTTAAGGCCGCAGAAATTGTAGGATGCTCAGAAGAACAAATAGTGCGTCATGTAAAAAATCATTTGCAGCCCTTAGTTCAACAATCCGCAGCAAATATAATTGCTGTGAAGGAAATAGATGAGATAGAAACATTAGAAAGAAACATTGGTAGATTAGATACTATGATAGAATCATTATTTGATGAAGGAAGTACAGACCCAAAATCTATTGATAGTTTAACCAAACTCGCTAGAGAAATTAGAGAGAGTCTAAAGTATGTTATGGAGTTCAAAGGTAAACTTGTACATAAGAGGCAAGATACAATTATAGTTGCACAAATGCAAATAGTGCAAGAAGTATTAGCACAAAACCATCCTGATGTTTGGTTAGATGTTAGAAATAAAATGGAGGAGAAGTTACAATGACTAATCTATTGAAAGCACTTCCGAGAAAGACTGCTGATGATTATAGGAGAATTTTAGTCAATCTCTATACTGATAAACAAATGGATAAATTGATTTCGGAGACTGTTGCTGCAAATGTTGCAGGTAGAAGAAAAGCAATACAATATTTTTTAGATAATCCTGAATCATTTGCTGAGATTAGAGCCATTGATGGAGTAGATGATAGGGCTAAGAAAATACTAGAGGCAATAAAGAATATCAAAACAGGTCAACAAGTTAGTGGCAGTAAAGGAAGTCTATTCCCGTCTATATTAGAGAAGTTCAAATCAGGAGACATAGAATCTTTATCAGATTGGACTGAATCTGCTAAAACTCCTCAGACAAAAGTAGATAGAGTAAAGGATGTAAGAGATAATAAAACAAAATTGTTTGATGCAATCAAAAATTTTGATGAAGCAAAACAAACTCAAGCATATGAAATGCTGAAAAATACTTACAAAATTGATAAACCTGCACCCGATACATATACTATAACTTCTAGACCTAATTCTCAAAAAATGATTGCATATTTGAGAAAAGTTGTTACTAGTAGTAATATTCCTAATAGAGTTAAAACACAAATATTACCTGATACAGATATATTTGGTGATAATTATAATGAATTGTTTCCCACTTTAGTTTATATTATAGAAACTAAACAATTACCCACTGATGCATCAGGTGATTTGAGTTCTTCTGATTTCCAAAGAAAAAAAACCAAACTATCAATTGCTACTAAACAGGCTTTGAAAGGGTTGAGAGGTAGTGACGCTCCTGAAGGATTAAGAAAAATAATGAGTAACATAATAAGTACCACTAAAGAGAATATTAAAAATAAAAATGTATATCAAGATAATAAGTTCCTAGAATCTATTGCTAAAGATGTAGATTTGAAGAAACAATTTGAAGAGTATGTAAGGAGGTTATCTGCAAGTGTAACTTTGAATAAAATACCTGCTCAAGATTATCTCGATTTATCAAGTGAAGAAGATAACGAAACGTATGATGACTATGGATTCGAAGATGCTCAAGATTTTGAAGATTGGTTAACTGCTTATGATGAAAGGGAAAGGGCTTTTTCTGCTATGGAATTAAGAGGCGGTTCATATGTGTTATCATCTGTAAATGATTTAATACATTTATCTGATTTATTTACAGAAGCGGATGTTGATTTAAAAGAAACATTCATGAATATTAGTAGAAAAGACTTAGGAAATTATAGTAAGCGATTTAGAGAGTTTAAAGATTTAATACCTATGTTATATGATATAGGTCAAGAGTTAAACTTAGTAGAAAGAAAAAAAGGTTTCGGGTTACATTATAGTAAATTTAAAAATGGTGACGAAGAAGACAAGAAAGAGAACTATGAGTTAATGTTAAAAGAACTAATTAATAACGGCATGTATAGTAAGATACGCCAAGGTCTGCGAAAAATGATTTATGATTCTATGAAAAAAGTCGTAGAAGATAATTATAGAGTAAATGTTCAAGGTGTTACTGAACCTATAAAAATCTTAGAAAATTTAAAAATAGCAACTAAGAAAGTAGAAAGTAGTGAGGTGCAATCGGATGAGTGAGCAGTTTAATACTTGGTTAGAAGATTTAGATTTCTTTGATGAAGTTATGGATACGATAATAAGAGGTAAAACTATTTCATTGAACTCAATATTAATGCCTTATGTTACAGGTGGTTCTGAACAAGAAGATGTTGATATTAAACCTATAAGAAGGAAATTTATACAACATGTAAGAGAAACTACACCTCCTAATGATGTAGCATACGCAATTTTATTAGCAGAAAAACAAGATAATCCTGAAAATGGTATGGCGGGTAAAATAGGCAGAACACAAGATATTAAAATTAATCCTAAATTTTTTGGAAGTACAGCAGATAAAGAAACAGGAGAGTTTTCACCAACATCGTATAAAAATGCAGTAAGAGATGAGATAAGTAAATACAAAGGGTTTGCAAAATTTCCTGAATCAACCAAACGAAAAGTGTTAGATTTATTCTATGATTATGCTAGAACCTCATCAGAAGGATTCAAGGTTGCCTTCGGAGATATTGCCTCGACAGATACAGTCATTAAAGATACTCTAAGACCTATTTTAAGAAACCTACTCTTTGATGGTAAAAGTGTTACAGTTAAAACTGCAATCAAAGGAATTAAAACTCCAATTAATAAAATATCTTTATCTGATGAAGGAAGAGATAATTATTTGAGCGACCCTGTAAAGTTAAACGCTCATATTTCACAACTAGAAGATTTAACTAATAATTATTCACATTTGAAAACACGACTATCAACAATTCTTAGGAAATTGAAATCTATTAATGTGTCAGGGCAAGAGGATATTAAGAAAGTAAGTGTTGATTTATTAGTTGGTTCTCTATCTTTAAAGTCATTAGATAGAAGAGATAAGATATATGATTATTGGGAAAAGAAACATTCTGATTTTGAAAAATATATTTCTTCTCAAGATGAGTTTATAGAAGCATATGAAAAATATCTTTCTAGTGAAAGAGTGTCTGAGGAGAATATGCCTAGTATTCTTCAACGGATTGCACAACTCAAAGATAATCGTTTAACTAATGAGGATAATTATATTGTTAAAGTACCTAAGCAGCGCATTGAAAAGGATGATAGAAGTATTCAGGCAATATTATTATTAGGAGATTTTTTAGAAGGATATTTGAAAGACCAAGAGGCGTTTCAAAGTATTGAATTAGATACTGCTACTTCTGCTGCGAGTGATTATGATTCAATGGATGTTAGGATAGAACCTGAGTTTGCAGAACAATCTACAAAAACTCAAACAGATTTAGCAACTAGAGAAGCGTTTGGTAATAAAACTGAAACCGCATTATTCCAAGATATAGAATCTTTCAAAACTCTAAAGGAAGTTGACCCACTATTTCAATATGTTTGGGAACAAGGTGCTTTTGGAAGAGTCGCTGCGTTCAAGAAAGATATTCAATCCTTGAAGCGTAGAGCAAAAAAGTATGCTACTAAAATAGATGTAGAACTAAATGATTCTGATTTTAATAAATTGGAAAATTACATAGATGATTTAGAAGAGTTTGCTACGGAAGATAAGGTAAAGGATTTCTACTATCTCCCATTAACAAACAAATTAGTTGATGAGTTTAATCTAGAAAATAAAGAAGGCCTAAATAAAAAATTATTAGAACATTTTGATATAATGTATGATATTCTAAACTTGGGAACTGCATCAGAAAAGGCTGCTATGCCTACTGGCGCAAGAACAAGTGCAGGTAGAACTGGTAAAGATGATAAATCAAGAGCAAAAGAACAAACATATTCTTCTTTATTTACTGGAAGGAAAGGGACTAAGTTAAAGGAAGTTTTGACTGAAATTGAAAATGAGTATGATGACTATGTTGATGGATTAATAGATTATGTAATTAGACCATTGCTTAGTGAAAATATGCCTTTCGATGATGAGCCTGAATATGTAACTAATAAGGTGATGGACTTTTTCATGTCTCAAGAAGGAAAAGAACCTACTGCATTCACAACATTATTAGCACGTTATGCTGAAATGGGTACTGCAACACTATCAGTTAAGGCATTGACAAGATTAACTGAATTATTAGAAGAGATTGGGAATGTTGCACCCGGCTCAAGATTATCAGGAATAAAATCTAAAATGGAACTTGCCGCTAAACAATTAGATTTAATTTTTGAAACACAACATACCAAAGATATTGATATTGAGTTTGGTGCAGCACTTCAAGAAATAAAGGAAAAAAATAATTTGAATATAGATGTAGAGTTTAACGGTACTCCTGTTGAGGAATTAGCAAAAGAATATAGCAACGATAAATTATATCCTTTGGCAGTATTAGTTAAACATATTAGAAAAAGAAGAGGTGATTATCAAGGAGATGCTTTGTTGAATCCTAGAGCAAAAGATTCAGGATTGTCTTCGTCAGGATATGGTAAAACTAAAGAAGGTACGTCTGCAAGTAGAAACTTAGTATCTTCATTTTTACAAAGTTATGATAATTTAACTACTAAGGGATTACTTATCAAAAGTAATTTTGAAATTAATTTATTAGAATCACATGACTCTATCAGAAAAATGTTGAATAAGCCAGTGTATTATGGTATATCTAAACTAGATAATTTTTACCATGTTAATAGTGCTATCAATAATGTGCATAATATACACAAAGTAGAGTTGACTGCTAATGATATAGAATCCATTGTTACTGAATTAGATTCAATGTCGAGCATTGCTAAGAAGCATGGTATATCTGAAGAGGCAGTATATTATTTGAAAGGTAACTTTAGGTGATTAAATGGAAGAAGAAAAGTATCCCGAACTTCCTTCCACTAATTATACTGCTGATGATATTTATTTTAAAACAATGTCAGAAGATGAAGCAGTCAAAGTTTTCACAAAAGATGGTTATAGTGGATTTAAATCTCGCTCTAATAGGTTTAGAAATACTCCTAAAGATGGTAAGTTTGCAACACAGCCCTCAGTACATCATATTGCATATGAAAAAGATACGGATAAACCCGTAGGTGTAATTGGTTATGCTCCATATAAAGAGTTTTTATTAGGTTCAGGAATACATGTTAGAGATACTTCTAGAGGTAGAGGATTAATGAAATTATTATTCCGTGAAATGATTAGAGTAAAAGGCAATAAAAAACTTATAGTAAATTTTTCAAGTAAAGTTGCTATGAATCATTATCTATCGGAAGGATTTAGACAATTGGATGAATCAGAATTACCTGATGAATTAATTAATGAGATTTCTATTGGTGCAGCAAATGGTAATATAGGCACATTAGAAAAATATTATGTTCATAGTTCTAGTTGGTGGGCTGCAATAAAAACTGAGATGATATAATGGATGTATGGTTTGATGTTTTAAAGGCTAAGAAGAAAAAGCCTCGTAGACGTAAAACCCAAAAGTCGGGTAAAAAACAAGATGCTTGTTATTACAAAGTTAGAAGCCGCTATAAAAAATGGCCTTCTGCTTATGCTAGTGGTGCTTTAGTTCAGTGTAGAAAAGTTGGGGCAAAGAATTGGGGCAATTCTGTAAAGAAAGGTGGAGACAATTTCAAAAGAGAAAAAGATGAAGGATTACACGGTTGGTTTTCTAGAAGAGGTGGAAAAGAAAAAGGTGGTAAAACTCAAAGAGGTTGGATAGATTGTTCTAGTTGTGGCAGTAAAGATGGGCCAAAGCCTTGTGGTAGAAAGGATGCTTCTAAAGGAACTAAAAGAAGATGTAGGCCAACTTGTGCGGCTTGTAAAACATATACAAGAAGGAAGGGAACAGCATGAATTGGTTTGACGTAGTTAAAGAAGGGCAATGTACTAGGGCTACAAAAAAAACATCATCTACTCGTAAGGGTAAGAAATGGATGAAGTGTGTTCCTAACGGTAAAGGTGGATATAAAAGAGTACATTGGGGTCAAAGAGGAGTGACTGTTTCAGGTAAAAGAGATGGTAAAAGAAGAAAATCGTTTAGGGCAAGACATAAATGTTCTACGTGTAAAAGAAGTGACTACTCCGCTAGATGTATGGCTTGTAGAGATTGGTGATATAATGGAACTAGGTAGTACGGATTTTATGACTTCTATGGATATGGAATTATCCAAGACTTCTTTTCCGTATTTTTTTAAGAATGTATTAGGAATGATGTATCCTGAATATATGCAAGAATGGTTAGAGTTAATGCAGGGTACAGATAGAACTGTTATTGTTTGTAGTCGTGACCATGGAAAATCCGTCTTTATGCATAGTTGGGTAGTATGGAATCTTGTGTTTCAAGAACCACCTTTTCAAATGCTATACATATCTTCTAATCAAAAACAGACTTTAGTACATATGCGTGAAATTGATAAATATTTTAATCTTCCACAATTAAAAAAATTCAGACCTTCTAGAGGTTGGGCTATTGGGAATATTCAACTGACTAATGGTAATGCAATTTTAGAGCGTTCTGTTGGTTCTCAAATTAGAGGACTTCACCCTCAAGAAATAATTATTGATGACCCTTTGAAAGAGTTTAGTTTATCAGGTATTCAAAGAGTTACAGATTGGTTCTTTGGAGATATGATACCGACATTACACCATACTGCAAGTTTGAGAATGATTGGTACTCCTTTTACATATACTGATATATTTTCACAGTTAGAAGAGAATGATGCTTATACTGTTAGAAAATATCCATGCTTAAATTCAATGAATAAACCTCTTTGGCCTGAAAGATGGGACTATGATGCATTAATGCAAAGAAAATCGGAAATAGGGTCATTGAAGTTTACTAGAGAGTATTTATGCATACCAGTTTCAACCGGAACTGCACTTTTTGACCCTGATTATGTAAATAAATGTAAAAATAAAGAATATGTGTTAAAATTAGGCCATCGTAAAGATAAAGGATACAAATATTACGTTGGAGTTGACCCTGCTATCTCTACTGATGGTGATTATAATGTAATTGTTGTTTTAGAAGTAGATGAAGAGAAAAATAAAACAATTGTTCATGTTGATAGAGCAAAAAATGTTGAATTTAGAGAAAATATTGAAAAAATAAGAATAATAGGCCAAGTTTTTGAGCCTGAGCAGATATTATATGAAACAAATACATTTGCTAAGGCATTTACACAAGAATTACGCAGTTTGACTGATATGAACATCAAAGACTTCAACACAACAAGAAAAAAGAAGCAAGAAATCATATTAAATCTACAAATGAACATAGAAAATGGTAAAATTAACTTTCCTTATGGTGATAATAACAGTAGGAGTATGACTACTGCATTAATTGAAGAATTATCTATGTTTTCTATAACAGAATCCGGCAGATTTGAGGGGGTAGGGGCGCATGATGACTTAGTTATGGGATTAGCATTGGCTAATGCTGCTACTCAGTCTCCTACTGACTCCTTTATACTACTAGATGACCTCGGAGTGTTTGATGCGCCACAAAAGCCATCTATAAATATGAACACAGGATTGATGGGATTGAATTTTTAAAAAGAGGCAAATATTATGGCGACTCCTAATTCTGAACAACTACAAGCATTAACAGACAAAGTAAAGGAAGTTGAAGAACTTACTGCTGAACAACGTCAACTAGAGCAGGAGATGGAACTAGAGGCCAAGATGTTATGGCTCGATGGTAGGCCATTATCTAGCCACAATGATTTAGTAAAAGAATTTGCAGAAGATTTCAATATGTCTTATACAAAGGCAGATAGAATATTAGATTTATCACTTAAGGAATACACAATAGAGAGTAAGAACATTCCTGATTTGGTTAAAGATATGAGAATGTTCAGAAGAACCCTTAAGGGTGAAAAAAGGTTGGATATGAGTAAATCTATTGATAATTTAATAGATGCTTACGCAGACCATTTAGATAAGAGTATTGATAAGATTTATTGGGCTAGTCCATATAAACCTATAATTAAAGATATGACTTGTTCGGAATCACAGATAATCAAACTTAGCAAAATTCAAGATATAGATACCAAAAGACAGGTTATAGATTCTCTTTGTAAGTATTGGGAGAATAAATTAGAAATAAAAGATATGCCTTTAAATAAACAATATATTTCTATTAGTAAAGAAATGACAACAGCAAAAAAAGATTTTAAGAGAATTATAAAATCTCAAAGTTCTACAAAAGGAATTAAGAAAAGGATTAAAGAAAATATTTTGAAATCTGTTTGTAATTCACCGGGAATATCTTCTAGAGAAATACACGAAGCATTACCTGATAATCTTAAGAAAATGTCTTCTCCTCAAATTATTTCTAAATTAGCAATTAGTCAAAATATTACTAATGTGGATGGAGCATATTATAAAATAAATGATGATATTAAAAAGAATGTTTGGGCCTATACTGCGGCATTCATAGATTCTGATGGATATATTACTATGGATAGAAATAACAATCCTAGAGTTGGTTTAGTTGCTACGGGAGATAGAGGTAAGGCTTTCATGTTAGAATTACACAAGTGTTTAGGTATGGGTAGATTACATTTAGACCAAAAATCTCCACAAGATACTAGACTAGTTAATAGATTAAATTTTTATTCTCAAAAAGATGTGCATGAATTATTGACTAAATGTAGGCCACACTTTAGAATGAAAGGTCCGAATGCAGATATATTACTAGAGTTGGTTAGAATCAAAAAAGGATTTAAAAAACAACCTTGGGCTAAAGGTAGGATGGGAGAATTATTTAAATTAATGAAATATCATAATCACAGGGATAATGTGAACTTTGACTTTTCTGCTTTCGATATTGATTTGGATTCTATAAGTAAACTAGAAGAAAATTCTAAAATGAGTTGGATGGATAAGTTAGAGAGAGATGATGCTTCAAATCTGATAGGAGTAAATAGCACATAAAGGAACTTTAATATGTGTTTGGGAAATCGGATAATTAACAATTAGGGGGATAAGATATGGTAGAAGAAAAAAGAAGATTCAGCATAACGAATCTATTCAGAAGAACAACCCCAAGACCTGCTGACCGTAAGGTGTTTAATCCGGGTATTCAGGAGAAAGATAATTCCTATATGTTAACTGCACCTATTATCTATCATATAGCAAATCAATCTATAATAGTTAGAACGTGTGTTACTCAATTAAAAAATGAAATATTTAGAAGGGGATATGTTTGGGAAGAAAAGTTTGTCGCTAAGTGTGATGACTGCTGTAAAGAACATAAAACTCCAACAATCGAATGTGTAGATTGCGGCTCTACAAATTTGTCTAAACCTAATCGTGACCAACTAAAATACGCATTATCATTCATGGAGGGGTATGTCAACAAATCAGAACAATTGTTTATTGATGTGCTTAAGGAGTTGGAAGATGATTTGAACATAATGGATGACGCATACTTAGTCTTAGTTAAGGAATATTTCTTAGATAACGATTCAGAAGTAATGATGCACCGTATAAAGGAAATCTATCGAGGCGACCCAGTTGGTATGCATATTTATGCTGATGACTTAGGTGAAAGAGGTAATGAGGGATTTACCTGTTTAAGGCATAGAGATTTCATTAGTGATACTCCGGTAGGGTCTTGTCCTCATTGTGGTACATCTGAATTATATCCTATACATTATGTTAATAGAGTAAATGGTGAAGAACAATATTTCTTAGAAGGTGAAGTCTTACATTTTAGTAAATATACACCTAGTAGGCTATATGGTCTATCACCACTAATTACTTTATGGAATAGTGTTACAACACTTATTGCTATGGATAATTATATCAATTCATCATATACTAAGGCAAGAATGCCTAGAGGATTACTTGCAGTACAGACTAGAAACATAGAATCTATGAAATCTTTTTGGAAAGGCGTAAAAGAAAAGATGGAACAAGACCCACATTTTATACCTGTAATGGGTATTGAATCAGAAGGTGGTAAAGGTTCTATTGAATGGATTAAGTTTATGGATAGTCTAAAAGAAATGGATTATGTCTCAGTCAAAGATGATTTGAGAGATAGGGTATCAGGTTTCTATGGAGTAAGTAAAATATTTATGGCTGATAATTCTTCTAGTGGAGGATTAAATAATGAAGGTATGCAAATCCTTGTTACTAATAGAGCAGTAGAAATGGCTCAGACAATTTGGAATAATTATGTATTTCCTTTTGTAACAAAAGAGTTTGGAATTACCGATTGGGTTCTAAAACTTCCACCATCGGAAGAAGAGGATGAAGTTGCTAAACTAAGAAAAAGAGAACTTGAAGTTAATATTGCTGCATCAATTAAAAATTTAGGATTTGAAATAGATATGGATGATGAAGGTAGGTTCTCTTATAGTAAACCTGAACCAAAACCTGAACAAGAAGGTGCAGGTGGAGAGCAAGAAGAAAAGGTTGAGTTAGACCCGTATGCAGGTACAAATATTGATGCAAGTCAATTAGGGCAAATGCAAGAAGAGATGATGAATCAAGGTAAAAAACAAGAGAATCCTGCTACAACTAGAAATAAACCTAGTATGGATAGTGGGCCTGATAAAAGATTTAGTGGTTTACCCGAAGCAGCCGGAAATCAAAATGTTGATAAAAGAACTGAAAGAAGGGTAGGTTAGTGCCGGAGTTGTTATTCTAGCATATTTAAAAAAAGGTGATTAAATGACTGAAAAAAGTGTAAGACAATTAGAAAGAGAACTAGCAGAGGCAAGAGCAAAAGTGTATAATGCACGTAAGGTAGAAGTGAATAGAGATTTAGATGCAGTAGGTATTGATTTGTCTAGAACAGTAGAAAAGAAAATTCCTGACAGCAATGATATTCCTGACGTAATTTTAATGCCAAAGAGAAAAAGAAATACAGAAAATAAGTGGTAAGTGTGTCTATACTATTGAAAGCAGATATTCGCGGTCATAAAGAGCCTACGGCTAAAACTGCTTTTGTATTAGACCAAATTAAAAAAACATTTTCTCCTAAAGTAAAAGATTTATTGTCTAGTAAAGTTCCTGATAACTTCGTTAACAATTTGGAAAATGTAGTTAGAGTTACTGATGGTAATTGGAAAGATAGGCTTCGAGAATCTTTATCTGATGACTTGATGACTGCTTCAGGTGGATATAATAGATTAGGTTCACAAAATTTTAGAGATTCAGGAGAACCTGTAAGAGAACCTAAGATAGATATGAGTAAAATATTTGTAGCCATTACAGCACATCGTAAAGTGTTTAAACAAATTCTAAAAATTAAACAAGATAATGCTACTATGTTTTTATTAGCGGGTATGTCTGATGATATGCGTTCAGAAGAAAATCAACAACAATTAGATAATTTTGTAGAAAATTTAGAAGAAGGTTCAGATGAAAAGGCTATCTATGATGCGTTTGTAGTCGATGAAAATATATTCAGTAAATTAGAAACTGCTATATCTACGCTCGATAAGTTAGAAGACCAACTATCTAGAAAAGAAAGAAGGTCTTCTAGTGATTATTCTTTTATCTCCACATTAACTAATTTACTTAATAGATATGGTAAAGACTCTAGAATGGAAAATTATAGAGGTGAATTGGATACATTACAAAGTGAGTCTAGACTATTTTCTCAAGAAAATGTATTTAAATTTCTAGATAAATATGAACAAGGTAGACACCCTGTTAGATTGTTAGAAGTATTAAATGATGAGTATTCTGGTAAAACAGGAATAGAATTGTTGAAAGAAATATTTACTAAGAAAGGATTTAAATTAGAACAAATAAAAGTTGGAGATACAAAACGATTAAGAGGGTTTATAGATTTAAATTATAGAAAAGTAGCAACAGATATTAAACAAGCAATGAATCCTGATGCTACTAAATCACAGGTAAAAATATTTACTGAAATGAAAGAGTCTAAGATTATTGATTATGCTGATGCAATAGAAATAAGACTTGGTGATTTATTAGATGATGAAGAGGCTAAAGAATCCTATTACTTGGCTGAACCTGACCCTATGTTTGATGAAAAGGGATTACCTGAAGATGTTAGTATAGGTGTAGCAGATATAAAAGATGAGGATTATCGTATGGAATTAAAAAGAACTACTGAATTATATGCATTTATGTATTATTTAGCAGAATTAAGGGAAATCTCTTTAGATAAGTCGTTCTTACGAAATGATGCACATACTGTTGAAGTTGAGTCTTTACCTGAAAAGTTTGCTATATTAAGAGAAGTCATGGGTGATTTAGAATGAGTTGGGAAGATATAATTAAATTTAAGTATTATCCTTATCCTGAAGATGAAGATGCAGAGTTTAATAGAGTTAAAGTAAAAAGGGAAGGAAACAAAAAAGGAACACCAAAATCTGCATCTGTTGATATGCCAAAAAGAAAAATAAAAGACAGAAAGGATTTAGAAAAGATAGCAAGGGAATTAGATAAAGCCGTTGAAATGCACACATCTCAAGCAAAAAGAATTAGAGAAATTATAGGTGATTAATATGGGTTGGCAATATACACTTCAAAAAGCAGATAGTGGTTTATTGGAAAAACTAGAACCTAAAGAAAAAAAGAAATTGAAGAAATTACTTCAATCTACTCAGCCATCTGAATACTTTGGTCAAGATTTAACTAAACTATCTTCTCTTATAGATGAGATGAAGAAAGTTGAATTAATTAAAAGTGATAAGAAACTAACTAAGAAATTAAATGGGTTTGATGAAAAGAACTTAAGTATTGTAGCGTCAGCAGCAGAACTAAGGAAGGATTACGAGACTTTGTATAATCAGTTGCGAAGTATGGTGTATCCCAGTAAAAAAGGTGATTTGAAATGAGTTGGGAAACGACATTGAAAAAAGAACGTAAGGTAGCAAGAGATATAAGAACATTTAAAGGGATTTTAGAAAAGGAAGTAGATAACTTCCTAAATAGGAATATATTTGATGAAAGCGATTATACCGAAGAAAAATTAAAACAATTACAAGGAGATATTGATAGTGGAGAGGTAATGGCAGGTCTTGGCCGTTTTCTTAAAATAGAGTTGAGCCTTATTGATGGAGAAGGGTTTTATATTGATGTTGCAGAAAAAGATGATACAAAAGTAGTATCCTTTCAATTTGATTCAGATGGTAAATTAAAGAGGAGGGGTTAAATGAGTGAAGAAAATGAAATGCTTATGCTAATGAAAGAGTTAGTTGATAAAGTGAAAGCACTAGAAGATACAGTATATAGACAAGATAATTTATTAATGAAATCAGGATTTGTAGTTTCTACATCTCCTAAACCTGCTATGGTAAATGGTGCTGCTCCTTCAAGTGATATAATATCTAAAATGAATTGGGATGATATTCACAAAATTGTGGAAAGAATTGAGGGGTGAAAAAAATGCCGGAAAGAGTAACAAAAGAAGAAAAAATGATTGAACTAGCAATATTGAAAGCAAAAGAAGTTTTGGCTGAATTTAATGATGGAACTACTGTTGCTAATGAACAAGATGTTATGGGTGAAGAAGTTAAGTTGAAAAGCCCTCCTAAAAATCCTAAAGAAGAAAAGATATCAAATCCTACTGGCGAAGAAGGATATGGTTACGTTGGTAAATCAGTAATGAAAGATTTCTTATCTGATGAAAGAGATAGAGAAAAACAAAAGAGAATTAAAGAATTGCAGAAAGATTTAGATGATGTTAATACTGAACTAGAAGAATTAGAAATTACAGGTTCAGATAAAAATTCTATGGGATTTGATGCAACACAAGGTAGAAGGCAGAAAAAACTATTAGAAGACGAACAAAGATTGAATCAACAGATTGGTGATTTACACGATTCTTTGGGTAAAGCAATTATGCTAAAGAGACTATTAACAGTAGCAAAAGGATTAGATTTAGTTAGAAGTTTAGAAATGGATAGTATTGCAAAAGGAGAACTAGAAGATTTGGATGCTCAGTTTATAGAAGCATTTGAAAAATTTAATTCTAGCCCTAAAAAGGACGCTGATTTTGCTAGATACGAAAAAGAATATTCAGAACTAAAAGCACTAGTCAAAAAATTAGGTTTAGAAGGCACAACTTATATGGATGCTGAACATGGTGGCCGCGTTCAAATGGAAAGAAAATATGGGTTTAATCTACACGAATAGAGTGGTTAAATGTCAATTTCAGGTATAGTATTTGAAAAGAAAAAAGATGTGCTAACAAAGCGCGTATTAGATTTTTTTGAGCGAACTAGATTTTCATATTTATCTGCATTAGAAGACCCAAAAGAATACAGTAAAAAATGGAAAAAAACTGTAAAGTCTATACGGACTCAATTTGATTCTTTAGATGCTTTTACAGGATTATTGAAAAAACATTTAGATGAAGATATTTTATTTGATGAAAGGACAGAAGATGTAACTTCTACACAAGCAAAAAAATTATATGATGCTGTTAAATCATTGAGATTTGAATCTAAAGAAATAAGTGACCCGTTTGCAGAACAGTTAGGTGATAATGTAGTAGATACATTGTTATCTAATGATAGTGTATATGCTGCATTTATACATTATGCATTAAGAGCGCACAATGTTCCATTGCCTTCTGAAGCGTGGGAAAAACATGGTCTTCTTCCTGATGAAATTACTCAGGGTGCTATGGGATTAGATTTAGAATCTAAAGATATTCCATTATATATTTCTGAACACTATGGTGAAAATAAAGATACTAAGAGAATTAAAACTAAGTTTAGTAGTATGTTGTCTCTGTTAAAGAAAGTATTTTTAGAAGAATATACTAATGTACAATGGAATAAGTTAGTTGATATTAATATAAAAAAATCTGATGATACTAAATCAGAAGAAGAAAAAGCAGATATTAATTTTATAATTCCAAATAAGCCTATGTATAGAATATTTGAATTAAATGATATGGAACAATTAAAAGGTTTTAGTGGTGAATATGTTGTTCAAGAAAAATATGACGGAATGAGGGTTCAATTACATAAGATAGATGGTAAGATAAAAATATATTCTTATAATCAAAAAGATATTACTGATAAATGCCCTGAGCAAGTAGAACAATTAAATAAAAAGCAATTTGGAGATTGTATATTAGACGGAGAATTAATGTTATTTAGAGGTGAAGAACCTTTACATAGAGCATCAGTAATTAATTATATGTTCAAGAAACCCGTAGATGGATTAAAACTTAGACTCCATGTATTCGACATAATGAGACATGAAGAAAGAGATTTAATGGATGAACCATTGAGAGAAAGAATTAATATTTTAATGTATCAATATTCACAACATTCCTCAGAAGATTTGGCATTCCCATCTAAAAAAGATACTAGGATAGCAGATTCTATCAAAGAAGTAGGCACTTATTCTGAAACTATAATGCAACTACCTGCGTCAGAAGGTGTAGTGATTAAAGATATAGAATCTACTTATCAGATAGGTAGTAGAAAAAATCCTAAATGGGTTAAGTGGAAAAAGTTTGTTGATTTAGATGTTGTAGTATTAGATTCTAAAAAGACTAAGAGTGATTTATATTCTTATACTATTGGTATTGGGCCTGTAACCGCAGAACAATCAAGAAAATACAAAACTACGGAATTAAAAGATAAAGCATATATTCCTGTTGGGAAAGCGTTGAATACAAAAGAATCTGTTGAGGTTGGTGAAATAGTTAGGGTAAAGGTTGATGAAGTAAAGAAAACTAAAGAAGGATTTAGTTTGTATTCTGCTAAAGTAATTGAAATACCTGAAGTTACTGAATCTGATAAATTAGCAACTTTAGAATTATTATCTGATAAAACTAAAAAATCTATTTGGGAAGATTTAGATAAGCCATTTAAGTATAGATTGAAAGGTGTCAAAAAGATGTATATTACTGATGATATACATGGTGAAGCAGAAATATTATTGAAAAATGATTTCGATGGATTTACTATTATGGGTTTTAGTGGTGACACATTGATGGAGAAAAAGGCGTTGTATGATATTGATGTTTGGAAAGAAGATTTGAAAGCAGCCATAAAAAGTATGCGTTCTGAGTTGAGGTTATCAATAAAGAATAAATTATTAGAAATGGATGAGCCAGTTACTTTTGAACAAATAGTAGAGTTTGTTAAAGAACATCATATGGATAAGTTTGAAAGCACTGCTTTTAATTCAGATTTGAAAAGATTAAAGAAATGGTTAATTAGACAAGAAGATATTGTGTATAATAAAACAGAAGATAATTTTGTGGCTAATAATGATACAATAGAAAAACAACCAAAAAAAAATCCTAAAGAAGCAAACTTTGTAATTCAAAGAAGAGGAGATAATAATTTAGATTTTATTATTGAAACATCAGAAAAAAGTATGGCTTGGTTATTTGATATAGAAACAACTTCGGATGTTTATAACTTATTTGGTAAGTCTGGTAAGTTTCCTGCTAAAATAAGTTTATCGGGTATTAAAGAAGGTAAAGTGATTGATAGTGGTAAATTAATACTAGGAGTACAAAAGGATGGTTATCATGAGTATAAATTAGAAGGTGATAAGTTTGATACTAGATTACACGTTAGGGTCGTACCTTTAGATGGTAAAGATACTTGGGTTACATGGACTGGTAAAAAACAAACTATGTTAGATACTAAAGAAGATGAAGGAGTATGGGATATTACACTTGACAGGTATAAAAAATTAGACTTACCTGAATCTGAAACCGCTTAGTTAATATAGTCGTTGAAAAAAACATATTGCTAATGCTGTCTGCCCCAATGCGTCTTGTTAATCAAGATGCACGTGATTTTAGTATTCTAAAGTCAGATGATTTAATTATTGGTGGTTATGCTTCAATAGAAATGATAGATAAACAAAATGATTTGATTACTATTAAGGCATTAGAAGAGGCTGTTGATGGCTTTATGGTTAATAAAAAATTTAGAAATGTAATGTCTAACCATTCTAATGTGCAAGTAGGAGAAGTAATTGATTCTTATAGAGATAAAAATGGTTTAGTGCATAAGACTCACGTAGATGACGTTGGATTTTATGTTGTTATTAAATTAAGAGATGATATTGAAAAAGCAAAAGAAATATCTAGAAATATTAGAAAAGGAACATTGCGTTCTTTTAGCATAGGAGGTCAGGCTATTTCTAAAAGAAGCCGTAAATCAAATGATTTAGGTGAATATAATGAAATAGATGGTCTTGAATTACACGAAGTCACAATTTGCGAAAAAGGAATTAATCCTGAAGCCAAGTTTGATATATTAAAGGAAGAAAAAGGTGAAAAAAATATGACTGAAAAGTTAGAAAAAGCCCTTGAGGAGTTGAATGACTTGATGAAACAAGTTAATTCTCTCAATAAGGAAGAAGAAACGATGGAAGCCCCAATGGAAGAAGACATGGAGTACATGGCTACTGAAGACGGGAAAGATGAGATGGAAATGACTCTTGATGATGAAGAAGCAAAAGCATTAGATGACCAAGACTTAGTACATATAGAAGCAGGTGAAGAAGTAGTAGTAAATGGTAACCCAACTGCAACTCCTGCACCTCTAAAAGTATCTAAAGAATGGGATGCATCAGAATTTAAATCACTAGATTTATCTGCTGAAAATGTTGAAAAGGCTTATGAACAATTCAAAGCAGAGCAATTAGAAAAGATTGCTTATGAAAACCTATCAAAACAATTTGAAACAAGATTTGTTTCAGAACAGGCTGTAAGAAAGTCTGCTAATGAGAGAGCAGAATATGATGCTCGTACCGAAGTAGCAGCATTAAAAGAAGAGTTTGCTGTACTACGCAAATCATTATCTGCTAAAGATACTGAAATCGCAAAAGCAAAAGAAATTTCGTTTGGATTACCTGAAGGTTTCCCTGCAACATCAGAAGAGTTATCTTCTATGAGTTGGGGAGATATTCATAATCTAGCGAGGAAGTTTTAGGAGTGAGAAAAGATGAGTGGATACACAAACACAATTAAAGATTTAGAAGCCGCAACCTATGGATTAACTGGCCCTGCCGGAAATGCTCTATTAAAGAGTTCAGGTGTTGTCGGTGGATTCGGAACGCCCCATGACGCTGCATCAAACCCGTTTAGTGCAGCAAGTGGATTGGGAGATTTATACAATGTTCTTTACGGACAAAAAGTATGGTCAATGCTAAACCAAGAGGTTAACCCTCTTTCAATTCTAGCAAAAAGACCTTACACATCATCAGGATGGAGAGTTCTAAAGAGCCGACCTACTGGTGGTAGTGGTTCTGCATTTGGAACAGGAACAACTGCTGTTGCTGCAAACACTGCTGATTTATCTACACCTAGAGTAGACCAAATTGGTGGAGTAGAAGAAAATGCAACATTAGACGGTGCAAATGGGTTTAGACCACTTTCACCTGAATACGCTAAATTATTCGTAAGTCCAAAAACTGTTGCTCATTTGTTTGAGTTCTCAGAACTTGGTATGGAATTGGCTGCTATTGATGATGGTGTCGGAGACATTCGTGCAATCGTTAGAGAAGATATGGGTAAGCATCATGCAGAAACACAAAGCAAAATGCTAGTTATGCCATACGAATCATATGATGATGGTACAGCAACAAACATTGAAAGAAACTATACTTCTTTGATGAAGATTGTTTCTTCTGCGGGTGAAATCGCGGCTATGTATAATGCTAACTTATTGACTACTGGCGCAAACAATGGAGATAACTCCGCAGTTGTTGCAGATGTAGTTAATCTGTTTGGTACAACAAGAAGTGTTACTATTAGTAGTAATGCTGCAACAGGTGTTGCTTCTTTCTTGGATGCAGAGGTTGACTTTGGAGATGGATATGCAGCAGGTGATGCTAGAGTTCTAACTCTCACTATGATTAATAGTATGATTAGAAGAATCCGTCAAAATGGTGGAAACCCAAAATGTATTCTAACAGGATACGATACTATTCAGCACATTGCTGACTTACTACAAAGCCAAGAAAGATTTATGGATAGGAAAGAGATTGTTCCTACACATAATGGTGTAAAAGGTGCAAAGGGTCAAGAAGTTGGATTTAGAGTAGCAACATACTTTGATATCCCTCTAATCCCTGCAAAGGATATGCCTTCAACTGGTAGTAACTCAACAAATGAACTGAGTGATATGCTGTTCCTAGATACAGACCATATGTGGCTATCTGTTATGAAACCAACTCAATACTTTGAGGATGGAATTACTAACGGAAACCCATTCGGTGTCGGTAAACTTGGAAACCAAGGAATGTACAGAACAATGGGTGAAACTTGCTGTTCTTTCTTCAAGGGTCAAGGTAAGATTACTAACATTAAGAGTGCTTAGGTGATTTGAATGGCTTTAGCATATACAGTTACTTTGCTTGCAGACCATAAGGGAGTTACACTTCCAAAGGCTGTTGGTGATGAATATGTTGTAGATGCTTTGATAGATGTAACGTCAATAGTCGCAGCAGGGTCAGTAATCCCTGCTTCGGCTCTTGGCCTTTCATCACTTCATTGCGTAACTATTACAGGTTCAGACAATGCTAATGCAGTGTTACCATTAGTAGAAATTAGTGCCGCAGGTGCGTATGAGAGTGGAACATCTTTTGCTCTTATGTTTACAGCATTAGATGGTACTAACGCTACTTTGGCTAATGATGCTAACGGTGGTTCAGTTCGAGTAAGAGCATGGGGCAACCTTTAAAATAGAAAATATATACCATTATAATAACGTAGTCTTATTCCCTTCTTTACTGAGGGGAATGAGATTACTATAATGGAGGAAAAGAAAATGAGTAATGTAAAATTGAAAAGAGTAAAACACGATGGCCCACTTCTACTAAGAAGAGGTGGTACAGTTTACCAAATAAGCCATGATGTTAATTGTGTAGTACCTGTTGGAATTGCAGTAGGTATGCTAGGAGATGCAGGGCTAGTAGTCGAATTGACAGGTGAAGATAGAGAGGCTATTTCTAACTTTGGGGCTAATGAATTAAGATTAATTAAGAAAGAATTTAATCTACAAGGTTCATCAGAAGAAGTAGCAGAAACTTTATTTCCTAGTAAAAAGAAAACAAAACCAAAGAAAAAGACTATTTCTAAACCAAAGGCAGAAACACCTACTAAATTTGAGGATTTAGTTAACGCTGCTAAAAAAGATTCACTAAAAACTAAAAAAGAAAAAGTTGTTTCTGATTTAGAAGAATGAACCGAAGATTGATAAGGCAACCCCTTGTTTCAGTGGTTGAGGAATAGGCATGAGTGGTTGTAGTACAAGTGGAGTATTAGCGGCATCTACGGTTGTTTCAACATCAAGATGTAGACTAGTAAGTGTACACATGACTTCTACCACGAATTCTTTATTCACAATTAAAATTTGGGACAGTGCAAATAGCACTCTTTCAGGTAAAAAAGAAGTATTGCGACTTCATATGCACGCAGGTAATACTGCGGCGGCATTAGAG